TGTCCGTAGGGCTTATAATGATGTCCTTACTTGGATAGAAAATTATATTGATAGTCGATTTGAATAAAAGGAGCAACCATGAAAGACATTAAAAACATGACGCCTGAGGAACTACTGGGAGTTGTAGTAGCTTATAAAGTACGATCAACCAATATAAGATTTAAAGCTCATCAAGAAATCCTATACCGCTTTGCAGTGCTTGAGAAGGCATTGGAATTGAGGGCAGATAGGACGATATCGGTTTGGGAATTTGGGAGTGGCAAAATGCCTACAGATAATGAACGAAATAGCAAGAAAAAAGAAGTAATCCAGCATTTTATGAGCAAGGCAAAAGCAGAACTGGAGAAAGCCGATGAAACCATTGATGGCAAGTGATATAGTGTTGGAAGATACAAAGAAACTTTGCTCTTTGCCCTATCCTAATCATCCAAGAGGTTGCCCAAATGTTAGGAGATGTAGGACTCTTGGGGATTATAAGATATTTGATATAATGAATCCACTTTATTTAATATACAATTATGGCGAGTATCTTTTTGACGCTGATAATACGGTTGTAGCTCAAATAAGAGGTTGGGGATATTTGACAGAAAATTTTGGGTTATCTCCAGATGAGACTGTTGAACTACAAAAACAGACATTACGGTTTATAGTTTATGCCTGTAATAAGGCTGTGGAAAGCGAGGAGTGAGATGACCTTTAAAACAAGATTACTTATCTTAATCGCAATAGCCTTATTCTTTTACGGCTGTTATCTATTGCAAATTCATGGCGACTGGTTCTGGGAAAAGGTGTATAATATTAACACGGAACAGGGGGTAGGAGAATAATGTAAAGCGAATCAAAATAGCTTATGTTGTTGAGGACATGGACAGGACGCCCGTTACGATTGGCGTTGAAACAACCGTGAGGATATGAGGCTAAAACGATACAACCGGAGGAGGATTGAGAGATGCACTGGTGTCCAGATTGCGGTGAGGCATGTTTTTGTGATTGTGATGATACAGATTACGGTACTTTTAATTGCAAAATACATGACGGTGTTATATGCAGAGAAGAATTAGAAGAAACTTTGAATAACGAAACGGAGAATGATGATACCGGGACCTCCTTAACTGAAGAAGAATATAATGAGGAAGCACGGGGTGAAATTCAACGGACCGGAGGTGGATGATGGCTGCTTGTGTAATGTGTGGAAGCCTTATACCTGACGGGCAAAGAACTTGCTCAATGTGCTATGGTGATATTGAACATGGAAATGATAATTACTGTGAATGCTCCCCTACCTTACGGAAGGGGCTTCTAAACCGAAGTTAGAGACTGCATTCCCAGTCTCAAAATATTGTAAGCATAGTCTTAATATATGTGCTTATTGATTAAAAGTCAAGAACAATTTAACGGCTGTATCCCCGCCCTTTCGGACAGGGTTTTAGCCCATATACAGATAAAGATTGGGCTGAAAAAGAAGACGATAGAAGAGAAGAATAAACGAAAGAAAAGGAATGATTATGATACAGACCTTAATTATACCGAACAGACTGCCCGGCATGAATGATATTATCGCAGCTGCACATAACAGGCACGGAAATTTCAGCAAGTATGCCGAAATGAAAAAGCGATACGGACTTGAGATAATACTGCTCATTAAAACGCAATGCCTAAGACCGATTACCGTTCCTGTCGATATTGATTTTCATTGGTATGAAGATAATATAAAAGGCAAAAAAAGAGATAAAGACAATATTTCTGCGGGTAAGAAATTTGTGCTGGATGCTCTTGTTGACTCTGGAATTATCAGAGATGATGACTGGAAACAAATCAATACGTTTACTGATCACTTTCACTCTGTAAATGAGGATAAGGTTAGGATAATTTTAAACTATGAGGAGGAATTATGCCTGAAGATAAGATGACGTTGTTTTCTGTAATGCAGCAAGGTAAGTTGATGGTAACTATCAAAGTTGACGGATCAGTTGTTATCGCTCCCGGAGTCAGTCTTGATGATGCGGCGAAAGCATTCTGGGTCGCAGTTGAAAAGCACGGACATGAGAGATTTAATGAGGCTGTTGAGGAATATCCGAAAGTTATCGGAAACAAGGAAGATACTCCGCATCCGGCGGACGAGTTCGATCCGATTGAGGATATGCTATTGAGTGTTTATGATAGAAGTGAATCTTTTTTGAATAACAAAATGTCAACTCCGGGTCCCGTAGCCTCAAGAGAACAAAAACCGATACTTGAAATGCTCGGAGTTCTCGCGAAATGTTCGCTTTATCTATTGCGGGAAATCAAGAGGCCGAAAATCAACTAATACCTACAGGCAAGTAAATGGCACTAATCGAATACGACATATTTGATGGCAAAGTTGACAGAGTTCAGGTTGCCATAGAACGGTTGCAGACGTTTGAACCGCCCGAAGGATATTATCTTGCGTTTTCTGGTGGCAAGGATAGTATTACAGTCTATCGGCTTGCGGAAATGTCGGGGGTAAAGTTCGATGCTCATTTCAATCTTACCACAGTTGACCCACCGGAACTTGTGTATTTCATACGAGAGAATTATCCGACAGTTGAAGTGCATAAGCCTAAAATGTCAATGTGGCAATTAATACCAACAAAGCTAATGCCACCGTCAAGGATGGTAAGGTATTGTTGTCAATACTTAAAAGAGGGTGGCGGTAACGGTAGAAATGTTATAACTGGCATTAGACAAGCAGAGGGTTCAAGGAGAAAAAATAGAAGATTATTTGAAATTTGCCGACAAAATAAAACAAAACACTTTCTTAATCCGATTATAGATTGGTTAGATAAAGATGTGTGGGACTTTATACATCAGCAGAAATTAAAATATTGCAAATTATATGACGAAGGTTATAAGAGAATCGGGTGTATTTTATGCCCTCTGGCAAACAAAAAGAGCAAGGAAGAATATATAAAAAAGTACCCTAAATATTATCAAGCCTATTTAAGAGCATTTGGTAGAATGTTAGAAGAAAGAGATAGAAGAGGATTAGAAACAGTTGCATGGGAAACAGCACAAGAGGTAATGGACTGGTGGATAAGTGATAAAGATAACACAGACCCAGACCAAACGGTAATGTTTGAATAACAAAAGAGGAGAAAAAATGATAATTATCACGCATGACGGGAATCAGACAGTTTTTGCAGAATATGATGAAAATGATATAAAAGCCGAGTTCACTACAAAGAAAATGATTAAATTTAAAGATGCGTCCGGAGAAATTAAAGATGAGGAGTTTGAGTTCAAGTGTATTGTTGCAGGCAAAATAAGCATGGCCGGTTTTGAAAACAAAGTTCTTTCCAAAGAGAAAATAAAGGGACTTATCGGTGATTGTGCTGATGGTGAAGATTTCATGGAAAAAATATATACAGGCGGGAAGATACCAGTCAGAACACTCATAACTCCCAAAATGCAAAATCCTGTTGGCCGGAAACCGTTTACAGCATAAGAGGTATATTGCAAGCATGAACCGTATTTAGCACAACTCAAACTGGAGTTATGATATGAAACTCGTATATATAGCCGGTGCGTATCGAGGTGATGGCAAGCTTGATACAATTTATGAGAATATTCAAACTGCGAGAAAATATGCTAAGAAATATTGGGAACTCGGTTATGCTGTTATATGTCCCCACATGAATTCAGCACTTATGGATGGGGTATGTGATGATAAAATATTTCTTGATGGTGATATTGAAATACTGAAGCGGTGTGATATTATCGTAATGTTACCTAATTGGGAACAGAGTGATGGGGCTACAAAAGAAGTCTACGAAGCCTGGGAAAACGGGCTCGAAATCATTTATGAGGATTAATGTGAAAGAGAAGAATCTTAAAAAACGTGTTATGCTTGCCTGTTCTGTAAAACACGGTACCGTAGTATTTAATAATCCGGTCGGATTCGATGAAATTACTAAGACACACTACGGTCTAACGAAAGGAAGTTCGGATTTAATCGGCTGGCGGAAACCCGATAGAAGCTATCAATAATTGGATTGATAAAAACATTAACAGCTACACAAAGGCAGTTAATGATAACGGAAACCGCATTAAAAAACTCAATAATATTAAAAAGCGGCTGAAATACAAAAGAAAACGGCAGTCTGTTTTTGATGAAATGCTTAAAACTATTATCAAGGCAGCAGAGGGAAGAATATATTCGGCAAAGCGGAAGTTAAAGATATATAAAAAGGCAAAGAGTATATTAAAAGATTATTCGTATGAAGAAGAATGGCCACCATCAATATCTCAAACACTATTGGGAGTTAAATTCAGTAAAGAGCCGGCATATTAATGGTTAAGCGGGGAGAAAATTATAACGGAAATATGTTCTCGACTTGCCATAAAGCAAGGGAGGCTAAAATACTGAGTAAATATAGGTTTGACGATGGTGAACGGCTAAAGATGGCGGAACTCGGTTGTATGCGGATATTGGCGTTTAAAAGATATATGCAGAATATAAGGTTAAGTTCACAACTTGAGATATAAAGAAATCAGGATTAAAAATATCCTTGACAAAATCAAGGTTATATTGTAGTATTCATATAAATTGTCGGTGGACGGAAAACCACTTAAAAAAACCTTTCATTCCCGAGCAGAGGGTAGGTGTTGCCAGAGCACCTGCCCTCTTTTTATCTTGACAAGCGGAGGATTGTTGTTTATACTGGTTGTGTAGAAAGAAGGAAACAATCATGGAACGTTTTAAAGACACGACACGGCTTATTTTTTTTGGCAAAAATCAAATTATATATATGAAACGTGGCTCTCCTACCCTTAGGGGTATATCAGGTGTTTCCATGCATCTGCTTCTGGGCCACGTTTCTTTTTATTTAGATGGATGTATATTATGCGCTGGTTCAAGCATCTAACAGGCAGTCTAAAGGACCCTATGATTTCAGATTTAATTTCTGAATTTGGTGGCGATGGTTATCTTGTATTTTTCGGTATATTAGATATGATGGCAGAAGATTTTAATGAAGATAATCCGGGAATATCAACTTTTTCTTCACAATATTTAACTAAAAACTTGCAGGTTTCTCGACAGAAACTTGTCAAAATTCTATCGTTTTTACAAAATTATCCGAAAAAAAATGGTAAGATATTGCACGAAATCAATGGGAATAATATCACGCTTAACTGTGTTAGATTAAAAGAGTTGGCTGATAATTGGACAAAAAAACTACTGCGAAGTAACTTTAAAGTAACTACATCACAAGAAGAAGAAGTAGAAGAAGAAGTAAAAAAAGATATAAAAGAAAAAGAAAACTCGAATAAAGATAAACCAGAAAAGCAACCCGATAATCACGATTATATTTATAAATGCGATAGTTGCGGTGCAGGATACGGCTCAGTAACTTCTTTAAAGCATTTCTGCGGTGGAACATTTAGAAAGGTGAAAGTATGAAAAGTACAATTAGAACTGTTGAATTTATATGTAAAATGTGTGGTGAGCTTTTAAAGGCTTATTACATCAATACAAAAGATGAAGATGAAACAGTAGAATGTTCATATTGTCAGTACGAGAACACTCTAAAAGATATACTTGATAACGAGCTATGAGAAAGGTGAGGGCATGATTGAAACCAATATTGTCTTGACAATTACGATAATGTTTATTATCTAATACATATCGGAGGACGAGATGACGGCTTATAAAACTAAACATAACATAGTGTTGAAATAGGTATATTATGGGGACTGAAATTAATATAAAAGATATGCTGAAAGTTGAAATACCGAAAGAATTTAATACTCTGAGCTATATGGGAAAGCAGCTTGAGAATACAAGCATGGTTAAAGAGAAAATTATTGCCGTTAATACTCAACACAAAATGACCCGCATTCATCTCAAGGCGAAAAAGAAAAATGAAGTCAAACTTGAACATTTGCATCAACTGTTACCGAACATTCCAGATGTAAATTGCTCTTACCATATTATTTCAAGTGGTAACTTTGTCTTTTGGACATACGTTCCGCACCTGATAAAGCTTGCCGGAAGATTCGATGAGTTTTACTGTAGCACATGGACCATGAATAGGCCAATTGCACACGAAATGCTTGAACTATATGATGCAGGAAAGTTTGGTAAAATCTCTTTACTGACGGGGAGGTATTTCAAGCAACGCGAAACCGCCGTATATGCGTATATTTTGGACGGACTGTTGACACGTGGTCAAAGATACGTTGCATTTAAAAATCATACCAAGCTAATATTGCTTGGGAATAAGGACTGTAAGCTGGTCATAGAAGGGTCCGCAAACCTCACTGCGAACCCAAGGGCGGAGCAGTTTATCTTAACTAATCACAAAGGTTTATATGATTTCAATAGAGATTGGATGGAGGATATGTTTAATGTCAAATGAAAGAGCAATAATTGATGCACGAACGGATACCGTATTAAATTTAATTGTAATGGGATTAACAAGACGGGAGATATTACGATATGTTACAAAAGACGCAGATCCACCGTGGGATGTATGCAATCGCTCGGTTGACAGATATATTGCAGCCGCTAAAAAGATAATAGAAAAGGCCGCAGAAGTGAACATACAGAGGGAACTCGGACTTAGTTCTAAGCGCCTTGAGGACCTTTATAAACGTAACATTTCTATACAAGATTATAAAGGCGCATTAGCCGTGCAAAAGGAACGCAATGAGTTGTTTGGATTGAAAAAACAAGGTATCGATATAAACCATAATTTCCCGGCCTCGTTTGCTGACTTCATCCAGATGGCAACGAAGCAGAAAAAAGAATCGGTGGTAGAAACAGAGGATAATGTGGATATTGAAGAAGAAGATGAACTTAGCGATGAAGATGAACCTGATGAGGAGAATCTTAATTGACAGCCTCAACACAATATCACATGACCGCGCAAGAAATGGATTTATGTCTTGACTATAATCAGCATATGAATGAGTGGATTTATGATATACTTGGTGTCAGGCTGGACAAAGAACAACGTAAAATAATTGAATCGGTTCAGAACAACAGGAGAACATCGGTACGCTCAGGACACGCCAGAGGTAAAGATTATACGGCCGCTGCCCTTGCTCTTGCGTTTTTATATACAAATTATCCTTCCAAAGTAATATTGACAGCTCCATCAAACCGCCAAGTTTTAGGCATTCTAATGGCGGAAATATCAAATATGTATCTGAACGCCGCAATTCCTCTTGGCGGTGAAATGCTCACGAACAGAATAAAATTCAAGGATAAACGGTGGTATCTGTTAGGCTTCAAGGCAAGCGATACCACACCGGAGTCATGGTCAGGCTTTCACAGCGATAATATCCTCGTGATTGTATCGGAAGCATCTGGCATACCACAACAGTCATTTAATGCGATTGAGGGAATATTGACCGGCACGATGTCAAGACTCTTGCTTGTATTCAATCCCACGGTAGCCTCTGGGGAGGCATACAACAGCACAAAATCAAGTTTGTATGTAAAGCATAAGCTGAACTGTTTGAACGCTCCAAACGTGCTTGAGAAGAAGAATATCATTCCTGGACAAGTTGATTATTTGTGGGTGAAAGAAAAGGTTGAAAAATGGTGTATCAATATACCTGCTTATAGTGGCGACCCTACGAAGCATGAATTCACGTTTGAAGATAAGATATACCGCCCGAACGATTTGTTTCTCGTGAAAGTGCTTGCGGAATATCCTGTTGTAAGCGATTTCAAACTTATACCGCTTGAGTGGATTGAGATGGCGAATGAGAGATGGAAAGACTTTATTGAAAGCGGAAAGGCCCCCACAGGAGAGCTAAGGATTGGAGCCGATATATCAGGCATGGGACGCGACTCCACTATATTCCTACATCGCTATCTCTGGAAAGAGGAAATAAAGCAGGTCAACGAAGTACAAATTGATGATGATTATGAATCTGACGATATATATGCAGGTTTCCATGACGAGAAGCCAGAGAAGCCGATATTCAAGGAGTTTGATTTTGTTGAGAAGTGTGAGGAGTATAATCACAGCGACCACATGGACACCGCCGAAAAGCTTATGGCAATCCACAACATAAATGGGAAGAAACTGTTCATCGATGCAATCGGTGAGGGTGCAGGTGTACATTCCCGGGTAAAGCAGTTGGCTCGTGATATAAAAGGATGCCGTTCGTTCCCTGTGAAGTTCTCGGAAAGTGCAAAAGGCTTGACAGATGTTTCAAGAGAGCGTAAATTCGGTAATATGAGAGCCTATCTTATGTGGTCGATCCGGGACGCATTAGACCCGAAACTTGGAGCGTATCTCATGTTGCCGCCGGATGATTTATTAACTGAAGAACTTGCAGAACCACAGTTTGAGATAAAGAGCAACGGTGAAATAATGATTGAACCGAAAGAAGATATAAAAGCACGGATAGGGAGAAGTCCTGATAGAGCAGACAGCTTGGCACAGACGTACTATCCGAAAGGTGATATTTCGATAAGGTTTATTTAACCGGAGGGAAGTGAAATGGGACGGAAACCACATGAAAAGAACAGATGAGAAAAAATTAGAGAAGATATTCGGGAAGATTAGTAAAAACAAGTTTAAGTGCGATTATTTGCATTGTGTGTTCGGTATGGGACTTGCTGGATTTGAGAGGTGTGCGATAAGGCACTCCAATCCTTATAACCCGAAATGTCCGGCTTTCAAGACGGAAGAAGAAATGTTTGCAGACCACGAAGCATCGCGAAAATAAAATAACATCCGGAGGAGTAAGGTGAGGATAAGATGGACATTGAAAGTTTTGCAAAACTGCCGATTAATATTGTAAGAAACGCCGGAGGTATATTCAAGGCAACTCAAGATATATTGCTCGGCAAGGTTGATAGAAGTCCGTTAACATCGAGATTATTGCAGCAATACCAGTATGGCAAGCCACTACTCAAACCGCAGGAGTTTTCAGCGTTAGTCGCCGCTTACAAAGAGTGGGTGTATATCTGTTCTTCCAAGAACGCAACAACCGCAGCATCTATTCCGCTCCGGCTCTTTGTTGCCAAGACAAGCTCAAAATCAAAGCTGTTACGTCCGTCAATTCCAATTACGAAAGACGTTCGGGACAGATTACACTCAAAGGCGGGACTTCAGCACATCGTCCGGAAGTCAGTAGAGATTGAGGAAATAGTCGAACATAACTGGTTGCTGTTAATGAAGAACGTAAACCCGTTTATGAACCGGTTTATGCTTTGGGAGTTGACTCATCTGCATCTCGAATTAACAGGCAATGCTTATTGGTGGGTGATAAAAAATTCCGCTGGGGTTCCTGCTGAGATATGGCCGGTTCAATCGCAGTCGATGTGGATTGTTCCAAGCAAAGATAAATTCATTGACGGCTATTTGTTTAAAAATGGTATGAACAGTATATCGTTCGGCTTCGAAGAAATAATCCACTTCAAATATGCCAATCCAAACCACTCTTATTATGGCTTTGGACCGCTATCAGCCATTACAGACTCTTATAATATATATCAGAACATGAATGAATACGAAAAGGCTATATTCAGGAACATGGGCCGGCCGGACGGACTTCTCGAAACAGACCAGACAGGCATGGACGATGAAACCTACGAGAGAATACATCAGGAGTGGGAAGAAAACTATGGTGGAATGTCCAATGCTGGCAAGATTGCAATATTGGAGTCTGGGACGAAATACAAGCCGTTAAATTTCGCACCGAAAGAAATGAACTTTATGAAAGGCAGAGAAGCCACGAAAGACGTTATCCGTAACGCATACGGACAGACACAAGCCATGTTTGAAGCCAGTTCACTTGCATCTGCAGAAATAGCTGATAGGGCTTATCGCAAGGACACGATAGAACCTCGCTTAACTCGTATAGAGGAAAAAATAAACGAACAGTTTATGCCGCTTTATAATGACATGACCTTGTTCGTTTCTTTCGATGATCCTGTTGCGCAGAACAAAGAAGAAATCAGAAACGAGCAGAAACACAGGCTCGAAATGGGACTGTCAGATATTAACACGGAACGTCATTTGATGGGCGATGAACCATATCCCTACGAAGAAGCGAATGTTCCGTTCGTTGCAACAGGCAGGGCAGCTATAAACGCACCGAAATTAGCAGCACCGGCGCAACTATCGGCTATGTCGGAACTCGCTGAGAATATAGCAGCCAAAATGTTAGAGGGCTAAATAAGGGTAAAGATGTCAAGAGAAATAAAGTGTTCGCAATGCGGCAAGGTGTTCGAGGCGAAAGGAAGTCGGGCTAAATGTTGCTCGGAGTCTTGCAGAAGAAAAGTCAGGGAGGCATACAACAAAAAATACCGTGAGACTCATAGGGAAGAACTTGCTGCACGCCGTAGAAAATACTATGAGACGCATAGAGAAGAGAGAAGAGCATACAACATAAAAAAACATGAAGACAATAAAGAAGAAGATAATGCACGCAGTAGAAAACACTACGAGACTCACAAAGAAGAACATGCTGCACACAGGAGAAAATGGTATGAGACTCACAGGGAAGAATGCAATGCAGGCAGTAAAAAATGGCGTGAGACTCATAGGGAAGAACTTGCTGCAAATAAGAGAAAATATTACCATGAAATACAAAAATTAGACCCGCTGTATATACTAAACAAGCGTATGTCTTACGGTATAAGGGACTCATTAAAAGGCAATAAAAACGGTTCCCCGTGGGAAAGTTTAGTGCCTTACACTTTAGAAGATGTGCAGAAAAGTTTTGAAAAACTATTTAAACCGGGTATGACTTGGGAAAATTTTGGCAAATGGCATATTGACCATAAAATACCAGTATGGGCATTTAACTTTTCGAGTCCTTATGATATTGATTTTCAAAGATGTTGGGCTTTGGAAAACCTACAACCGATGTGGGCAGAAGATAATTTAAAGAAAAGCAACAAACTTGAACAAGCATTCCAACCGAGTCTTGCTTTTGGGATAGCAATATAAATGATGCACCGTTAGAGGGCTAAATATTAGCATGGTAGAACGTTACATTAACCGGAGGAAAGAAGATGAAAAAGTTATTTTCAATCATAATGTTAATATTCATTGGCTTAGGCTGTGAAGGTAAAGTCGGGCCCGTTGGACCGCAAGGCATTCAAGGAGAAAAGGGAGAACCAGGCAAATCTATTGTCGATGAATGGACATATTCAGTCAAAGCAGATGATGTAAAGAAATATGAAGGCAATTGGTGGGTATTAATCTATGATGATCGCTTTAATACAAATGCAACCTATGAAGTATGGCAGGATTTATATGGTGATGGCAAAGTATGGTTTAACCTGAATTTGTTTTATAATATTTTAGGATACCAATTTGCAATCATGATATCAGAAGGCTTAATGCTTATGTCCGCAGACACTGACATGACCGGAGCTAAGTTAAAAATATTCAAAATACGGTAAATCTGGGCAATTATAATTAACAGAAAGTAGGCGAATAAAATGGAAACTTATCGGGATGTGATTAACAGACAGAAAAAAGAAATTGAGGATTTGCAAAGAAACTGTAAGCATGAAAATATGACAATTGAAGCTCAGGGGAAAATCCTTGAGCTTTATGCACATTGCGAAGATTGTGGCATTAATCAGATAATTATTATTCGTAGCGGAACGAAGGTGAACGATTTGATTGATGAAATAAGGAAGCAGATTAATGATTGCAACAAAATTAGTCAATATGGTGTACGAAAAGCTGCTTAAGGCCGTCAACAGCGGACGAATGATAAAGACTTCACCCTATCTATCATTGACGGACTTATCAGAGCGTCAAAAGGAGCTGCTGTGGAAGAACTTTATTAACCGCACAGAGCCGATTGAAAAGCGATATATAAAAGACCTCAAGGCATACTTCAATAAGCAGGCTAAAAGTGTACTTGAGGTAATGGCAAAGTATGAAGAAACAGGCCGTCCGTTCACCGTTGAGAGTATTGATATTTCTCTGTTTTACCCGGATGAGTGGCATGAAGAATTAAAAGTTATGAACACAAAATATAACCTTGAAAGCATCAAAGCCGGTGGAGATAACGCCGACCTACTTAGGAAAACATTTGATATTAACGATGTTGCAATTACATTGTTTATCGCAAATAAGGAAGATACATTTGCATTTGGAATTAACGATTATACGTCCGCACTACTACGCAATCAGCTTTTAATAGGACTTGAAAATCAAGAGGACATGAGGCAGTTGACAGGCCGTGTCCAGAATGTGTTCAATTTCAACGAAAAGTACCGGGCAAAGCGTATCGCTCAAACAGAAGTAATTGGAGCCGCCAATTTCGGTTCACTTGAAAGCTCGAAGCAGTCCGGCGTTGTGTGGGGGAATCAATGGCTTGCGGCACTCGATGAGCATACAAGACCGAACCACGCTCAATTAGGTAGAGAGCAGGTGAAGGTAAAACTTGGCGATAGGTTTCCTCTCGTCAATGTCGAATATCCCGGTGATCCGAGCGGAGCTGCTGAAAATGTTGTGAACTGTAGGTGTGCATTAAAGCCGATATTGAGAGAGCCGTTAGATGAAGAATGATTTGTTTCCGTCGGCAATAACTCAATTAATGATGTCAATAACTCTATTAAGGATAAATTACAGTCGAATAATGAACAGCACAAAAACTCTAAAAACAATGAATGTGGTGATTAATTGAATAAAAATATTCTTTATCATATTTGTGCTTTTTATATAACTAATTACACTACAAATTAGGTTAATGTCGGATTAACCCATATTTCGGATATCCGAAACCCACATAATATTGACATTTAGTACACAAAGTAAAGGAGAGTAAAGGATATTAAATAAAAGAATAAATGCGCGCGCGTAAAATATCACTTGACATTTATTTGTAAAATATTATTATGCGTGATATAGAAATTACTAAACGGAGGGCGTAAAAAGGTATTGTTGAAATACCTATTGCGCCTTTTTTATTGGAGGATTTTGTGATGACCGACCTTATAACGACAAGATTTAAGTTGAAAGAAATATTCCCAAACATAGCAGCAAAAATGGAAAAGACATTGAAAGAACATGATGTTAATCCTGAAGAAGCTGAGTTTATTCGTAAGGGAATAATTCCCAGAGACATGAGATTCGAAGAAGGTGAGAACGCTGTTGTGAGCTACATCACTACAAACACAAAAGACAGGGACGGCGAAGTTATCGAACCAAAGGGAGCTATGCTTGAGGATTATTTGAAAAACCCAGTAGTTCTTTTTGGACATGACTACTGGAGTATGCCGATTGGGAAGTGTGTTAGTATCAAGAAAGACAACAAGGGACTGATTGCAAAGACTGTTTATTACAACAAGGGCTTAGGACAAGAGGTGTTTGAATATCGTAAAGCCGGTTTCCCGTTAGCGGAATCAATCGGCTTTATTCCGTTAGAGTGGACTGATTACAGCAAGAATGATGGCACCGATGAAAGCAAAGATGGAGTTCGCAGGCGATACACAAAATGGAATATGCTTGAGTATTCAGATGTTTCTGTTCCAAGCAATCCCGAAGCAATTATGCTTGCCGTTTCAAAAGGACTGATGCCGGTAAAGATTGCTGATGTCGATAAAGCAGGAAACTACACGATGTTGCTTGAGAGTGAAGACAAGTATATTCACTTCAACGATAAAGTTGATAAGAACAGAATTACGCAGGTGCTTATGGACTTTGGCGGGTTACTACAGAAAGAAGATTTCGGGTCGTTCGATATTGATGAGTTCTGTGAAAAGAACAAGGTTGAGATTTACGAGAAGTCCGAAACATCGTTTTCATTCCCGGACATAAAATCTGAAGCAACTGAAGAAAAGTCCGAAGATGAAGTAATTATAAAAAAAGTAGATATGACTGGCAATCCATCTGTCTGGGATATAACTGAGGCAATTCAGGCGCTAATAACTCCCCCGATTGGATTGAGATGGACCAAATGGGTTTGCGATATATACCCGGTAAAATATCCTGATGGACATGTTATTATTTGTGATGATGGCGATGGTAAGAATAAATATTATCAATTCGATTATACTTTCAAGGAGGGCGCTGCGACACTATCTGATAAGTATATTGAAATTGAGTCTGTTTATAAGCCGAAAGGATTTTTTGCCAAAAGCGGACGTGAGTTTTCTGCTAAAAACATCAAAGCGATAAAAACAGTCATTGATAATATGCAATCTGCTGTTATAGCACTGAAAGCCATGCTCAATGAAGTGGAGCAGCCGGTAGAAGAAGCCATCAGTGATGTAACTCAAGTCAAGACTACTAATACCCCTCGCAAACTAAATAAAGACGAAATATCGGCTCTATTCGATGCCAATGGCGATGATGAGGTTACAATCAAACCGAGAATAATTAACGCAACCGAACTAAAAGGACTGTTCTCTTCAGCAAGTGAGGAAATATTACGGAAAAGCAATACGGAAAAAGAAGAAAATACATTGAGAAGCAAAGGAGTAGTTCAAATACCATAATACCAGAAGTGTTAGGCGAGAGCCAGAAACATTAGGTGTTTAACATTTCACGTTAATTCTAAAAAGAGGTAATTAAAAATGTCTGAAGATATTAAAAAAACAGAAGAAAAGGACGAAACCGTTATGGTTAAGGTTTCAGACCTGAAAAAAATCATCAGCGAGGGTATTGAGTCGCAGTTGAAAGTAAGCGGAATCACGATTGACGATAACATGAAAGCTATGGTTCGTGAAATTGCTGAAGAAGTTTACAACAACGACAAAAACAATGCACAGCGTACTACGAAACTTTCGCCAAGAGAGGACCCGAAAGGCGGATTCAAATCAATGTCCGATTTTGCGTCTGCTGTCATCAAGTTTGAAACATCTGAAACTCATACCATGACTCCCGAACTTGTTGAATGGACGAAAATCTGTGATGCAAGACAGAAAACAGCCGGAAGTCCCGCACAAAGTCTGGAAAGTGGAGAGCTTGGCGGATTTCTCATTCCTACTGAGTTCAGTTCGACTGTTATGATGAGAGTAAGAGAACGCTCAAATATCATGCAGTCCGCAAGAGTCGTGCCGATGAGCGCGAACACAATTAACGTTCCCTATATCAAAGGCTTCAACGAAAGTCAGGGCAAAGTTCATGGTAACATCAGCTTTATATGGCCGCAGGAAACAGGCGACCGCTCTGCCGGAAAGAATATTGAGCTTGGCGAAATTCAGTTAACCCTGCGTGAAGCATCCGCAATGGTGTACCTGAACAATTCACTAACAAAATTCAGTCCGATTTCGATTGAGCCTTTTGTAACGTCCGCTCTTGATGACGCTCTTGATTTTGCATTATCAGAAGTGTTCATTGACGGTAGTGGAGCCGGCAAGCCTCTCGGTATCTTGAATTCAGACTCTTTGGTTTCTGTTGCTGCAGAAGCCGAACAGTCAGCCGATACCATTGAAATCGAAAACATCCTCCAAATGTTTGCAAGGCATTACGGAACAAACAAAGAATGGTTCGCGAACGTTGACTGCTTGCCACAGATTGCCACTATGGTAATCGCAGGCGGTGGAACATCCACTCCTGTATTTATGCCCGCAGGTGGAGCAACCGGAAGATTGAGCGATACTCTGCTCGGCCGTCCGATAAGATGGAATGACCATGCGAAAACTCTCGGCGATGCCGGAGATATTATTCTTGCCGATTGGAGCCAGTATCTTGTAGGACTGTTCAAGGGCGATGGCGGGATGGAAGTTGCGGAGTCTATTCATCTGAAATTCGATTACAATCAAAAGGCATTGAGATTTACGTTCTATGTTGATGGACAGTCTTGGTGGCCTACACCGTTTACTCCGAAAAACAGCACAAAAACTCGGAGTCCTTTTGTCGTTACCGTAGCGCGCTGAGGCAAATAAATTGGAAAAATGGCATATTGACCATATTATCCCAGTTTCAGCATTTAATTTTACCAAGCCCGAGCATATAGACTTTAATAAATGTTGGGCATTGAGTAATTTACAACCACTATGGGCAGAAGAAAATCTATCAAAACATAAAAAACTTAAAGAAGCTTTTCAACCAAGTTTTATGTTTTAGTTAAAAAGGTTTTTAGAATTCTTTCCGTAGCAAATTGCTAAAAAAGAAAAACAAACTTTAAACAAGGAGCACTACGATGTTTGGTAAAGAAATGGTTCAAAACATGGATTTTGTCATGATACCTCCGCAAGATATTGATGACGCTGCTGTCGATTCAGCTTGGGTTGACATGAAAAATTATGGTCATGCAGTTGTTATTATTTCTGTTGGAGATACATCAGGAGCAGCATTTGCCGTAACGTTCAACGAGGCAAGCGATACGTCCGGAACAGGCGAACAGGTTCTTGCTTATACAAGAGCATGGTCAAGCGGTCAAAAACTGCTTATCGACACAGTTGTCGGCACTCCGGTTGTAGGTGAAACTATAACATCAACGCTTACGGCTGAAATCAATGAAATCGGTAAAGATTATCTTATCGTTAGAAATCTCACAGGCGGAACAACTTGGACTGATAACGCGGCAATAACATTCGGCAATTCCGGCGCAACTGCTGTTATGAACGGAACAGGCGAACAGGAAGATATTTTAGTTCCTCTTTATACAGCTCCGTCAAGCACAGTTACAATACCGGCCGTTACGTTCAAGAATTATTTGTTCGAAATTGATGCCGATAGTCTGTCTACTGGTTACAGTTGTATTCAGGTTGCGTTGTCTGATCCGACTGCCGCTACGATTGCAGGTGGCATAATTATTCTGTCTGACGCAAGATACAGAGGTATGCCAATGCCAGGTGTTATGGGAACGCAGAAGATGGCCGCAACGTTTGCGTAATTTAACGGAGGCTATATAAATGCAATATTACAAAATAGTTAAACCATATCCCGGCTTTGAAGTAGGACAGGTTATTTCGGTTGCCAGTCCAGAACGTTTTGCAGATATGCAAGCGGGTTATGGTATTCCGGCAGATGACCCTAATATCGTTAAGCCGAAAACCGACGAGAAAAAGGTTGAGAAAGTACTTGAGAAAGCTACTGTTGAAATAGTCGATGAAGTAGTTGATAAAGTCGAAATTGAGGCAGAAGTTGTTATTGAGAAAGAACCTGAAGTAAAACCGGTTGAAACAAAAAGGGCTGTTAGCAGAAAAGCCACTCAAAAACCGAAGAAAACGGAATAGGGAGAGCAGGGCTAATTCCCTGCTCTTTCCTCAAAGGAGGGCAAATATAATGAGTAACGCAGTAGTTGAAGTAATATTAAAGAAACCGTATATGAACTTTCCGAAAGGTGCAAAAGTTACTCTTGGTAGAGATAAAGCAGACTTGCTTGTTAAGAGAAAAACTGCAATCATAAAAGGAGTAGAGGCAAGTTATTCGGAGGACGAAGTAGGTAACAAACTGCTCTCGAAGCAAAAAGAAATTGATGAAATGAATGGCAAGTTACTTGATGCCACAGATGAAAATGTAAGTCTGAAAAAAGCAAATGCCGAACTGAACGGACTATTGGATGAGGAGCAAAGGAAAGTGGGATTTCTCGAGAGTAAAGTTAAAAAGTATTCCGATGCTTATAGAGATTTTAACAAAACCGAACCGGAAAATAAGGCAGTTAACGCTCCGCCGGTTGATAAAATGATAAAGGGAGATAAGTCCGAAACAAAGGACGTTAAAAAGTAAATTTCTAAACAGCGGTTAAAATCCGTGAAAGGAAAAATGAAATGGGTAGTAAAACTTCTTTATTTTATAACAGACAGTCAGGCGGGAGATTCGCCATCGAGGACCAAGGTTTGAATACTGGGAATAGATGGTTTGTTGACTCCGGAAGTGCTAATGCAGGAAATGCTGCAGGAAAAGGCATGAGCCCGTCCGCTCCGTTTTCTTCCCTGACATACGCTTTTTCGTCCGACCGCGTTCAGGCTAACAACGGTGATATTGTTTATGTTATGCCCGGACACGCTGAAGCAGTTGCTTCTGACGGTGCATTGACGATTGATATTGCAGGTGTCGAAGTTTGGGGACTTGGTAGAGGTGATAACCGCCCTCTTATAACAATATCGACCGCCGCCGCAGCAGCAGCCCTGATAACCGGAGCCGGAACGATAATGCACGGTTTCAGATGGAGCATTGCAATTGATGCCGCGACCGACCCGATACAAATCTCTGGAGCCGGTGGTGATTTCTACGATTGGGAGATTATAGAAGCGTCCGCTTGCGAAGCTCTCGACCTGTTAAGCGTTTCCACAGGTGGAACACGCACAAAAATCCATGACATGGTTATCAAAGGCAGGAATACTACTGATGGCGATGCTCTCAATGCAATTCATCTTGACGGCTGTGATGATGTCGAAATTTACAACATCCACGCCTATAACGGAGATTGGAAAGAAGGTGTAATATTCAATCAGGGCGATGAAGTATTGGATATTAAAATTCACGACTGCATACTGCAAACCAAAGCGACCGAAGATTTGTCAATAGTTCTCGATACTAACGCAACCGGTGAGATATACAATCTGAAATGTATTCTGTTCGAGAATGCAGCGAATATCGATGAGTGTTTGAGCATTGGCAAATGCCACGCTTATGACCCGATACTTGTTGTCAATGCCGATGGCGAAAAAGGTATTGAATGGCCGGGTACTGATTCAACAGACGCATAATATATTGCTTATAACGATTGCAGGGGTTCGCAAGTTCCCCTGCATACTAATAGTTAAGAGGTAAATTATGATAGAAATAGTATCAAGAATTAAGCAATATCAGGGACCCTCAACAGATACGAAACCGAAAGACAATAGTGTTTATCCCGGTTCGACTTTCCATGAGGTAAATACTGGTGCGTTGTTTGTTTATTACAATGGCGATTGGATTGATGATTTGAGATATATTTACGCAATTTCACAAGGTATTAAACCGTAAAACATAAGGAGTACGACAATGCAATTAGAAGGAAAAGTAGGTGTGCAGGCTTTGAATAGCGGTTCGCCCGGTGTTATAAGAATTGACGGTAGAGGTAATGTCAGCACTCAAAAGGGCGGAAAATATACTGAAGCGACATTAGCAGGTAGAATGTTCGCCGTTGCGAATCAGGCTGTTGTGAATGTAACGGCTGGTTTAGCAGCAACCTATACAGGACTTGCTCTTGTTAATCCGGTAGGTTCTGGGAAAAATCTTATTATACATGAAATGGGTGCTATTAATGAAATTGCACTCCCTACTGCCGCTTGTGTATTCGGAGTTATGACAGGTGGCGGTGTAGGTGCAGCCACATCAGTAATCGCAGCACGAAACAGATTGTCAGGTGGGCCGGCATCGAAAGCTTATGTTGATAGTGCCGTTGTATTCACGGAAGCACCCGTACTTGAACAGGTTTTTCATACGTTCCATACTGGAGCAGTTACGACTGCTATAGGTTCGGGGTTTTATGCGATTCTTGACGGTTCGCTGGTTATCACTCCCGGCTATCATGTATGTCCGTATGCTTCGGCTGTCAATAATGCAACTTTCCAGTTCTCGATTTTATGGGAAGAAATTGATGTGTAATTAAAATTGTGATTTGAGGGGGTGTAAAAGCCCCCTTAAACGCAAGATATTGATTGGAAACAGTAAAGTTAATACAAACTATCACACTCAGACACGAAACGCTGTTTAAGGGCAGGTTAAACGATTACAGGAGCAAATAATGCCATATAACGATACCGATACAGCACAGGCTTTAATTGGAACCGCAGGAGCATCGTTAACAGAAGAAATACTAAACGTTGCTCAGGCTATTATTCACAAATGGAGTCAGTTGCGTTGGACGGACACGGCAGTTGTTGATAGGTTTTCTGGCAGGAATAATAAAATAGTGTTTTTGAACTATCCGATTACGACTTGGAATTACTTGAAAGAGATTGACCAGCAGAACTCAAGTGAGAATGAGCTTGACAGATACAACGATTATGATGTTGACGAGAAAACAGGAAAGCTCGATATATCAGGCGGAAACTATAAAGCATTTTTCCCGGAAACTGAAATGAGTTCTCCTATGGGACGATTTATAAATGGCAATAATAATTATGAAGTTAGTTATATATACGGATATGATTCAACGAACAATAATTATCCGATTGTGCAGTACGTTGAGGCGGCAATTGCCCTAGAGATAAAGAAGAATCCACTTCTTTTGCAAACGTTAAACCTGACAGGCGGAACTACTCTGAACTTTGGCAACGATGGAATATATAAATTACTGCTAATGATTCCACGGGGGAAAGGTGTAGGTAGGAAATATTGATTGAGAACCAGTTCATACAGACCTGCACAATACAAAGGAAAAAGGATAGTGCAAATTACGGCGGCATAAGTGCTGATAATTATGACATCGTTTATGAAAAGGAACCGTGTTTGTTTATACAGACTATCGGCAGGACTGAAAAGAGAGGCGAGGCAGCAATCAGTACAGTAATTGATGGATATATCAGGATTGGGAGAGAAATAGTAAGCACGGACAGGCTAATAATAAATGATTATATATATTATATCGCGAATGTTAAAGAAGTTAGGAATTTATACACAGATGAAATTGAGTTTTGGGAGGGAAGTGCAACAAGAGTAGGTAAATATACAGATGAATCAAGTGAACTTGTCATAAGAGAATATGGAGGATAAAATGAAAACACGGTTACAGTTGCTCGATGGACTTGTGAATGGAACACTCACGGGAAAAGAAAGAATGATTGCTTTAGAAAATCCAGTTGTATTTAAAGCGTATGAAGATATTCTAAATGGTGGTGTTTTTAAAACGAAACCGAAACACGCAAAGACAAAGGGGGCGAAATAATGCCAGATTTAAAATTAGTTAATATTCCCGGAGCAGGACCGCTTATATATTCAAAGATGGGTGCAGGGACGAGAGCGACTGCTGACCTTTTCAATTTTCAGAAAAATAATACAGAGGTATTCAGCGTTGACTATCAAGGACTGCCTGATCCCGGCGGAAACCAAGCCTCAAGAGTATTGTCGATAGAAGTTGGAGATATTGTTGCCGACTCTGATGCTCTTGATTTCTTCTTGTTTGAAGTACGGTCCACTATCGTAATAACCGCAGTAAGTTATTCTGTCGATACTGCGACTGCAGACGGTAGTTCTAGCGGACAGACGCTTTTAATAAGCGATGAATCTGCCAATCAAATCGTTTCCGTTGCAACACCTTCAGCTAATCCCGGAGTAGCACAGGCGACAGTAACAACGATGGGTGATGTAACCTACGGAACGTTGACTACCGGAGATTATCTAATGTTCGCTCCGACAAAAGTTTCATCCGGTTTAGCGATGAGCGGATTGACTTTCTATTTCACTTATACGATGAGCAATTAATCGATTTACATATAATTGGAGGTTAAAAATATGCCAGCATTAGACTTTGAAGATACTCAAAAGAGAGATGAATGTATCAAGGTTGATATATTCAATAAACGTGATTTTTTTCGTAATGATTTAGCGGGTACGAGAAACTTCACATGGACCAAAGACGGATTTCTCGACACGACAAGCGGATGGAAAGACCGGTATGTTACTGTAAATCTCGGCGATTTGTCTGCTGATAGTGATGATTATGACTATCCGCTTTTACGGTTCCCTGTTGACGTAACGATAACGAACGTTGAGATTGCAGTCGATACAACGATTGTTGCAGATGCCACTAACTACAATACGTTCACAATATACTCAAGTGGACGATCAACAGCTATGGTAACTGCCCTATCGACCGCAACAGGCTTTACGTTGCACGTTCCGCGAGCATTTACAGGAATAACGGCCACTACTGGAAAACTCGCGGCCGGCGATACGATGTATCTTTCTCCTGTGGCGACAGCTTCCGGAAAAGCAATGAGCGGCGTTTCCGTTGCTGTAACTTTCACGGTTGACAGGCCTGAAGCAGTATCGGGCGACCAAGAGGATAACCTCCTCCAGATTATTAACGGTGAGGCCGGGTCTGATGGCTTGATTGAGTCTGACCATTTGCTCCGCGACCATTTAATACAGCGCAGGAATAATGAAGTTGTAATGCGTATTGATGTTGATGGCATAATGACTGCCGGTCCGACATACACTCCTCCCGATATGTATCACGTTGCGATGGCGAATATCGGAACTATCGTTGCCGCTGATAGTGAAGCGAAAAAATGTGTATTGATAAAACCGAATGGAACTATACAGATTGACAAGATTTATTTCGGTGCAGACACGACTGCAGCAGCTGACAGCGAAACCGCTTATATGGAAGTTATTGTATGCGATGGTTCTGATAATAAAATCGCATCAGCTTTCGTTCACGGTCCCGCAGGAGCAGGGCAGGCTTTAACTGCTGGGCGTTTGTATGACATGGGCGAAATAAGCGATGAGTATTCTAAAATATCAAGTTCGGAGCAGGTTGAAGTTCAGTTCTTGGCTTTAGGCTCTCCGAGTGATATTGCAGGACTAACCGTTGCAATCGTTTATAGAAAGATTGATTAATGTTACCTGATTTTTCGATGGCGTTAAAAACATACTTGGAGTCCAAGCGAACCGATATAGTAGGCGGAAGCGATATTGAAAACAAGTTGCATTTTATACTTGATGAATTCGATACCGATACAGGTATTCCGGCTATTATGGTTAGAGAAACAGGAGGAGGTGGCGGTAATAATTATTTGCCGACTTTTACAACATCTACGTTTCAATTATGGACTCGGGCAAAACAGCCCCCACAGGCGAAGACGCTAATCAGAAATGTTGATGTGTTTTTGCATAGATACGGACCTGCTTTGATGACTAATGATGTTTATGTGTGGCATATTGGAAGAAACACTAACCCTCAAAGGATGGACGACCCGGATACGCATTTTGCTCAATATTTTTGTTTGTATGATGTGGTGTATCGGGAAGCTGATGGTGCATGATGAATAATGAACCATTGAAAATAGAGATTACAGGATCGGAAGAACTTTTAAAAACGTTCGGATTGTTATCTAAGGGAATAGATGCTGATTTTGTTATGATTAATGCTATGAAACGTATTGGTAAAGAGGTTGAGGCAAACGCTAAAGATTTACTACAGGAGAAAATATATGAAACTCCGTCAAGTCCGTATTATGTTCGAACAGGACTTCTAAGAGCGAGAACGCAATCAGATAGCAATCCTACAAAAGAAATGAACGGAACGCTGTCAATATCTGTACGCTCAAAGGTTCATTACGCTCAATATATAGAGTTCGGAACAAGCAGGATGAACGCAAGGGCGTTCTTGATGCCGGCAGCAGAAAAAACAAAGGGAGAAATATCAAGAATATTAAAAGATGCAATAATGGATTATTTAAAATCAAAGGGGAGGTAAAATATTATGACTGACATGACATTCACCGATGCAAAAATTGAGATGAGTGCCGCCCAGATAACTTTTGGAGGTACTGACCTTGGTGGCACTACAGGTGGAGCGACTTTCACTTATACGGTTGGGATGCAGAAAATCTTTGTTGACCAATCATCCATGCCGAGAAAACATAAGATAACTCAAGAGGAGTGCCAAGCTGTTGTAAATCTATCAGAATACAGTTTCGATAATTTACGCAAGGCTTTGCCTGCAGGAACATATACTCTTGATAGCGGCGGTGCAAAGGAAAAGATTGAGATTGGTGGAACTCAAATTGTTTCAGGTGATTATGAAGAATTAATAATTACACCTGTAACTGGCGGTTCCGGGACTATTGACACCGACAGCAACCTTAAAGTTACGATTTACAAAGCTATCGCAATCAGCAATCTCGAATTAGGATTCACAAAAGAGGGTGTTCGGGTTATTGCAATTACATTCGATGCGATTGCCGATACAACAAAAGCAGCCGGAAAGCAATTATTCGCACTTGGTGATACGACCGCTACAGCATAATTAAACCTGCATACGTTTTAATTTTGTATGCTATATGTTAAACCGGAGGAAGATGCAATGAAAGCTAAAGAAAAAAAAGATGTTGACGAAACTATCAAAACAAAAGAAGAAATTATAACCGCAGACGCGTGGAAACAACTTGGCAAAAATACATGGATTGTAAAATTGCCATCAGGTGCGAATGTAGAGCTTAAACAGTTCAATCTTTTTGAAAGTGCTGCATTAGGGCATATACCACTAAACCTTGTCAATCTGTCAATGTCATGTGCAGAAAAGATGTCAAGTCGGGATGGCTTTAAACAGTTAAGTTCTAAGGAACTTGAGGGTATGATAGAACTGATTAACAAAATTACCCTTAAAGCCGTTGTAAATCCGAAAGTTTCCGAAACAGAGGAAGCCGGCGTAATACTATTAAGCGATATTAGCGTCAACGATAAGTTTGCGATATTTGCGGCTATCAATGAAGTAAAGGAGGGCAGCAGGCAACTGTTACCCTTTTCTTCGAAATGACGGTATGGTTAGAACGATTGACGGCGTATGTCAGAGATACGGACAGAGGCCGTCATCGATTATTGGGATAAAAGATGAATTAGTGGCTTATGAGTTCGATGTTTCCGTTGCAATAAAAGGCTCAAAAATGGAACAAGATGAAATGGAAAGCAAAACAGGCGATACCAAAAAACGAGCTATTATTGATGATAAAAAAGTAATGTCGGAACAGGAATTAAAAAGACTCCGTTCTCAATTCGGTTCAGTTGCTAATTTGCAGAATATGTCCACGAGGAAATAATTATTATGGCTGATGTAGTTGCGGGGAATCTGATTGTAAATATAAAAGCAATGACTGGTGATTTCCAGAGAAATATGGATAATGCAACTAAAGGCTTATCAGGCTTTTCTAAAAATGTGGCAAATACACAAATCTCTTTGAAAAAGCTTACTATTGCATTTACTGCATTTACTGCTGCCTCCGGTCTTGTCGCCCGTAGTTTTATTAAAGCTGCAAGTGAGGCGGAAGGTTATCAGGTCAGATTAAAAGTTCTGTTAGGTTCTCAATCTGAAGGCAACAGAATGTTTCAAGAAATGACTAAGTATGCCTCCAAAGTTCCTTTTACATACAGAGAAGTTATGGGTGCTGCTACAAGCCTTTCCGGAGTCATGAGAGGCGGAGTTGATGAAATAAAAGAATGGATGCCTTTAATAGGAGATTTAGCCGCTGCATCAGGACTTGATATTCAGACGACTACATCGCAAGTAATAAAAATGTATTCTGCGGGTGCTGCCGCTGCGGACATGTTTCGGGAACGAGGTATCCTTGCCATGCTTGGATTTAAAGCAGGTGTAAGCTATTCTGCCGAAGAGACCCGAAAGGCAATGTTTGAAGCATGGAATAAAGCCGATAGTCAGTTTAAGGGAGCTACGGATGAACTTTCTAAAACATGGACAGGTTTAACTTCAATGCTTTCTGATGCTTGGTTTCAGTTTAAAGTGGATGTTATGGAAGCTGGTTTATTTGATGCAATAAAAGAAGAAATTTTAAAATTAATTGAAAAAATTAATGAATTGAAAGAAGCTGGTAAATTAGAAGAATGGGCTAATAAAATTAGTGGTAGCTTTGAAAAAATAATAAGTTCTTTTAATGATATTAGTTTAAAAATTGATGTTTTAATTGGTAGATTCTTGAAACTTGGTTATGCCATAAAGAATTTTGGTATGTTTGGTGGATTAGGCGATCCTTTATCTATTAAAAAAATTAATAAATATTTTGAGGAAGTAGACCAAGCAGTGTCTGAGATGATGTTGGAAAGAATGGGAATAAGACCTTATGGAGGTATAACTCCAGAAGAATACCAAACATCAAAAACACCAATAATGTTCCGAAAAGGATTTAAAGGATTTGAAACTGCAGGCGGTGGTGGTGAAGGTGGTGAAGGTGGTGAAGGTGGTGAAGGAACAGCATTCGGTATCGGTGGCAGACGAGCTTCTATGAGTTCTATGCTTATTAATGAATCAGCAAGAATCTCACAAATCGGGCTTACAGGCACAGAATTAGCACTTAATAAAACAAGAAATGCATGGCTTGAATTTACGAATGAAATGACTAAACCTGAATCCGGTACAATCTCAAAATTTGCAGAATCATCAATGAATATATTCAGAGAGATGGGTTCTGAAATGAGGTGGGAGCTTGAAAACATAAGCTATTTCTTCACAAAAGATGTACTGGCAGGTGGTTGGAAATATGGATTTCAGGAATTACGTAATATGGCTACTGATGCACTGCATCATCTTGCAGGCAGACTCGTTGTTACGATTGAGAGAGAATTGATTGACAGGATTTATGATGCTTTGATAAGTGAGGCAGTCGGGAAAGCTGTTGGTGAATTTATCGATTTGTTTAAACCTGTCGGAAATATTTTCAAGTGGATATGGGAAGGGGAATCTGGGAGTGGGGGTTTAAAATCATTATTTACTGCTGATTGGTTTCAAGAAGCTATAAAAGCACCATTTAAGAATACTGCTGATTTTTTTAAATGGATATGGGCGGGGGAATCTGGGAGTGGGGGTTTAAAAAGTTTGTTTGAATCTGATTGGCTTGCAGATACGGTAAAAGCTCCCTTTAAAAAAACAGCAGATATGTTTAAATGGATATGGGAAGGGGAATCTGGGAGTGGGGGTTTAAAATCATTATTTGAATCTGATTGGTTTAAAAAATACATTGCAAATCCATTTAAAGAAGCATCAAAAATGGCTTTGTGGATTTGGCATGGTTCTGAATTTGGTTCTGGAATAAAAGAATTATTTGAAGCAGGTTGGTTTAAGAAAGCATTGAAAGACCCGTTTGATTTTCTTGGTAAATTAGGAGTATTAATATGGCATGGTTCTGAATTTGGAGGAGGTTTACTTGAACTCTTTACTGCCGATTGGTTTAAAGATGCTATTCTGCATCCTTTCAAAACATTAAGTAAGGCAGGAACTTGGTTATGGGAAGGTGTAGCAGGAATTGGTGGAGGCATAAAAGCATTGTTAGAAGCGGAATGGCTTCATACAGCAATATATGTAGCTTTTTCAAATCCTATTGCAGCAGCTTTTATAGCGACCGTTGCTATATTGTCTGCTGCATGGTCATCACTTGAAGATGATATATATGAGTTTATTTTTGGTCCATGGAAAAGTTTTAATGAAGAGTTACGGCGTTCTAATACCGGTATTGTTAATCCTCCAACCGGAGAAAATATACCAACTGGGCCAACAACAGGAAGAGCTACACCTTTGTGGGTAAGAAATGCTTTTGGTGAGGCTTTTTATACTGACTTGATGAATAGAATTGGTTCATATCAACATGGCGGTATCGTTCCCGGCAGAATAGGACAACCTCAACTTGCTGTTATTCATGGCGGTGAAACAATTACACCGCCTGGCATTCCTTCGATAGTAGTGAATGTAACTGGAAATAATATACTTGATGATAATACGGCAAATATGCTGGCACAGAGAATAACGGAAAAAATATCAATGCAGTTAAGAACTCGGCAAAGGTATTCCTTATGAGTACGATTTATTATGAAGTTAACGACATTGATGTTTCAGATGAAGTACAACGTCAGTCATTAACCATAAATCATAGGCTGACTTCAAGTGTTGATACGGCAGTATTTACAATGGTTGATCCTGATACTGCTCCTGTTCCCGGTAATAGTGTTCTGATATATCTTGATAATGCTACGCAGAAACTTTTTGCAGGTTTGATTGTATCAATAAATCAAAGAAAACTTGCTCCGGGAAGCTGGCAATATACTGTAAATTGTACGGATTGGCAGAGGCTTTTCGATAAAAGATTGGTCGCAACTACTTATACGAGTAAGACGGTTCAACAAATTGTAGAGGATATAGTATCGAATTATACCGATGCAACAGTCGGATTCACTTCTAATAATGTAACAGGCGTTTCATTTATTACAATTAATGAGATGAGGTTCAATTATAGATACCCTTCGGATTGTTTGAGAGAACTTGCTGAATCTCATGGATGTGAATGGTATATTGATGAAGATAAGGATGTTCATTTCTTTGTAAAACAGGAAGTTGAAGATGCTCCTTATGAAATAACGGATACAACTCTTAAAACAGTAATAAATACTTTTAATATAAGTATTGATTATTATCAGGTCAGGAATACTGTATATGTTCGGGGTGGCTATAAGCTTTCAAGCAGTATAACAGAAACGAGGGTTGCAGATGGTTCTCAAAGGACTTGGAATCTGCCGTATAAACCTTATTCTTTGAGTTTGACTGTCGATGGTGGTGCAAAAACACTCGGTGAGGAGTTTATTGATGAAGATGACGGTAGCTATGAATATTTTTATAACTATGATGAAAAAATAGTCAAATGTGCGACTGCAGAAGCAACTCCTGCTCAAGGGATTTTAATGGTTTTTTCATTCACTTTTGAAAGACCGATTTTGATTTATGCTACAGACGATGCCTCAATAAATGAAATAGCCGATGCGGAACTTGGAGACGGTAAATATGAATATATTTATAAAGATACTAATTTAAACGAAAGCGAAGCATTTATTAGGGCAAAATATGAATTGCAAATAAATAAAGACCCCGTTATATCGGGCAGTTTTACCTCTCATGAATACGGATTCAAAGTTGGTCAAACATTGGCAATAAATTTCATTGGATGTGATTACAATGATGATTATGGTATAAATAATGTTACGATCACTTCACTGGGAAATAATATTTTATTATATAGTATGGAGTTCACTAATTGAGTAATATAATATTAAAATGTAATGAAATTATCAAGCCTTCCGGCATAATAACTTGCACAAAGAGGGATTGGAAAACCGGCGAGATATTGTCGGTCAATAGATATGATAATCTCATTGTAAACGTCTGGAAAAATGCAACCGCGAATAGATACGGTCAGGTAGGCAATGATTGTGATATTACCTATGGAGCAGTGGGAACAGACGGAACGGCTCCGACGGTAAGCGATACAACTTTAACAACCGAACTTGACAGGTCTCTTATAACAGACATTTCTGCAAGTTCGAATGTAGTTACATTTTATGTGTTTTTTGATGCCGCAGATGCAAATGGTACTTTATTGGAGTTCGGGGCATTTGGAGAAGCTGCTACTTCTTCAGCTGATAGCGGCACGATGGTGAACCACGTATTGATTAATGAAATTAAATCAAGCTCTCAAACTTTGTTATTTCAATGTAAAATAACGGTAAGTTGATATGCCTAATCCGAATGAAGATTTAATCAGTTTAATTTTGGCTATTGTAAAGCAACAGCAGAATGTTGTCAATGTTAGAGATGACGAGCTTGTTGATAAACTGAAAATAGTCAGCGAAAGCGTTACATTGTCAGAAAGTTTAACGATTAAGAAAAATACACATCCAGTCAAATATGATGATCCAGAAGCAATTTACGATAGATGCTCTTACGGTTAGGAGGTTTTAATTGGCTTATTCCAAGACAACTGCCCGGACTGCTCATAGTGATACAGTAACAGCTGCTTTTCATAATTCTATTATGGCGGAACTAAAGGCTGCGGCAGAAAATATCACTTTACACGATGTGGATAAGGTCATAGCGTATACAGGAAATAAAATCTCAACTATTACTATTACTGATAATTCAGCAACATCTGGATATGATATAACAGCAGTTATGACTTTTATTTATACAGGATGGAAAGTAACTCAAATTGTGACAGTCTTTGACGTTGGCGAGATGAATATAACTGTCACAGAAGTTTTTTCTTATTCTGGTTGGAAATGTACTGGTATTGCAAGGACGCTTTCATAAGAGTGAAAATGATGATAAAAATATGCTTAAATTGTGGGAAAGAATTTAAAACAAAATATAGCAGGTCAAAATACTGTTCCCAAGATTGTTTTCATAATAATCAAATAGGTAGACATTTCTCTGAAAAATGGAAAAGTAATATGAGCAAAGCACAAAAAGGCAAAAAGCTTTCTGAGGAAACAAAAAAGAAAATAGGTGAGAGCCATAAAGGAGAAAGAAATTATCATTGGATGGGTGGATTAAAAGAATATAGGGAAAGACGTAAAAATAATCCAAGATATATTTTAAATAATAGAATAAGTCGTGGAATAAGTCATTGTTTGAAAGGCAATAAAAATGGTCGACATTGGGAGAAACTTGTTGGGTATACTCATAAACAACTAATAAAACATTTAAAAGAAACTCTTCCTGTTGGTTATGATTGGCAAGATTTCTTAAGTGGCAAATTACACATAGATCATAAAATACCAATTTCAGCACATAATTTTACCAAGCCTGAACATATTGATTTTAAAAGATGCTGGGCATTGGTAAATTTACAATTATTACCAGCACTTAAAAATAGAATTAAACATGATAAATTAACAGAAGATTTTCAACCAAGTTTTAAAATATAAAGGGAGCAAATCATGGTAGGAGCAGAGATACTTACCGGAATTATTGCAGAGGGTATTGGTGTTCGTCACGGAACGTGTGATACAGGCATGGGAGCCAGCACTACAACTGTAGTATGTGCGGATTTAGCAGGTTTTGGAGATGATTACTTTAACACGAAATTCTACATGCAGATTATTAAAAACACAAATTCCGTTGGCAATGCTCCAGAATCACAGGTTCGGCAAATAACAAATTATGTTTCTGCAACCGGAACATTCACGGTAACGGCGTTTGGAGCAAACGTCGAGGAGGGAGACTCGATATTTATAATACATGAATGTATTGCTTTGCTCGGACTTCATGCAGACGCTACACTTGCAAAAATGGTTGACGATTCATGGCTTGCACATATTCTTGCGATTGACGGCGATGTTTCCGATTTTAATGATAATACCGACTCTTTGGAAGCAATAAGTGATAAGCATTTAGTACCTGCTAAAGATTCTACAGCTGATGTCAATATGCGTGATGTAGTCGGGAAGAAAGATGATACATTAAAGCCTTATTATAAAGACGATATAATTGCAGGCGGAACAGCAACAGCAAATGGATATGCAGAACCTTATGTTCCTTCGAATGCTTGTGATAATAATGTTGATACTTTTTGGACAGATATTAATGGTGCTCCGTGGTGGTGGAAATATGATTTTGGAGTAGGGGTTACAAAGGTCGTTACTGGATATGCAATAAATGCGGGAATATATCCTACAAATAATCCTGGGAGTTGGACATTTGAAGGTTCTAATGATGATTCGGACTGGACTGTCCTTGACACACAATCTGAGATAAAGACAAATACTTTTCAATGGATGTCATTTGATATATATAGCAATTATACCGCATATAGATATTACCGGTTTAACATTACTGCAAATCAATCAGCGGGGAGTGTTGGTTTTTTAGCGGAGGTAGAATTTTATGAAGCCGGTGCGACAACAGGAACAGTATCCTCTCATTCCATTTTAAAAGGAATACTTGCCAAAATCCCATTACTTGATAGGTTGATTAATACTATCGGGAATAAAGATGATACTGCAAATACTACAGTTGACGATACTTCCTCAATAATGCGGTATATGAAAGGCGCCGTAAATCAACTTGCGTCAATTATAAGTAGCCTTTGGAAAGGGTACACAACTGCTGGAGTTATTGTTTGTGATACTTCTGTAGGAACTCCAGACATTATCGTAGTGGCAAGCTATGCTGCTGCGAATACATTTGGTAGCTGGACACAGATTGATGCTGCCGCAAGTGCTGATAGTTGCATAAATTGGATTCATGTTGCCTTAATTACTCTAACTGGTCGACTCGTGAAAGCTGCTATAGAAATTGGAACGGGTGCAGGTGGTTCTGAAGTAACAAAGATACGGATTCCATTTTCTGTATATGCTAATACCGATATTGCTCATGATAGTGTTGGAATAAGTTTAACAATACCAATTAAAGTTGCAAGTGGAACGAGAATTGCAGCAAGAATTACAGATAATGAAGAAGCAGCAACAAGCTATAACGTAGGCGTGGCTTACTATCAAGGTTTATAATCTAATAAAGGGAGATTTAAAATGGCAGATTACACAATTACAATTACATTAACAGATGCTCAAGATTCGGCTATGAAAAATATCGCAACGAAAGCTGGAAAAACTGTTGCTCAAATATTTCAGGAGTTCTGGGATGGGTACTCTGTTGATGGAAAAGTACAAGTTGGTGCAGTCAAATCTCAAATTAATCAATGGATTAATGATGATTTGAAAACTGAACTTGCGAAAACAACACCGGAAAATGTATTAGCATTATTAAAATAAAATTGAGGAGAAATACAATGGCAGACTACACAATTACATTAACAACTAATCAGGATAATGCCCTGAAAGAGATAGCGGAGAAAGCTAACCTAACTCCACAAGATTACATCAGTAACATGGTTAAATCGTATATCAATAATAACTTTATTTCGTATATCGTTAATAATAACACCATCACAAAGGACGAGATACTGGAACAGAATGCGAAACTGGTGATGTCTAAATCTGTTTATCTCGAAGATTTGGCAACGGCAAAGGCCGAAGCGTTACCTGTTAAATAATTAATTGCTGTAATAAAAGCTAAAACTAATGACTCCGAAAGGGGAGGCTACGGTTTTAGAAAGGCAAAGGAAAATTCGATGATTGAGAATATGTCCGGTTCAGAGGTAACTATTGGGGTTGTGATAGCCACTTTTATCGGCAATATTATTGCCATGCGGGTTGGGTATGGGAAAGATATTTCAAAGAATCGTGAAAATGTAGATAGGCAGAGTAAAAATATCGATAAATTATTCGATGTAACTGATGATATAAACAAGGCAATAGTAGGGAAAAATCAATGCAAGGATTTTCGTGATGAATTCGGGCATAGAATGGTCGAAGTCAAAACCGATTTAATGGCTGAGCTAAAAAACTTGGACAGAAAATTTGATAAGTATATTCTCAATGGCAACAGTAAAAGCAAGTGATATGTCATTAACGAAATATATAAACCGCCTTTTCAATCGGCATAAACAAGCAAAGAAAGAACCGGGTAATATGATAACCATAAAGAGATATTTAACAGGCGATGACGGAACGGCCGGAGTTTTGTTTATGAAAGGTTTCGGCTGCTATACGCTCGAATTGCCTTGGCGATATAATGAGCCATGCGTGTCTTGCATAAGACCCGGTGTTTATTCAGCGATTATTGATAACAACACAATAATCGGAGGACAGCCGGTTATAAGATTTTACGATGACCAGTTTGATAAAGAAAGATATGGAATATTAATACACATAGGAAATTACGCAGGTGATAAAGATAAGGGCTTCAGGAGCGATGTGCAGGGATGTATCTGTGTAGGTATGGGAACAGGTACGTTGAGCAATCAGAGGGCGGTTACGAGTTCTCGTGCCGCTATGACAGAGTTACTTGCAAACGTCAAGGAGGGGGCGGTTGCAATATCAATCGAGAATATTTACGAAACATAAAAGGAGGTTATCATGTTTGGATCAGTAGTAGGTGTTTTAACAGGTGTGGCAAAGGCAGTCGGTTCTATTCTCCTAACTCCGCAAGGAGTGGCAGTAGGACTTGGTGCGATAATCGTTGCTTATATTCTCAAGAAAATTGACAATGAGTATTTAAAGGGACTCATTAAAAAGCCGTTTCTCAAACTGGCTGAATATCTCGAAAAGCTATTTTACGGTTTAGGCGCTGCCCTGACACTCGGATTATCGAAGTGGAAATGGTCGGCCGGCTTGTGGAATAAAACGATTGAGCCGTATATTGTCGATGCTATTGATAACATCATTAACGGAGTTATTGACGGCGTTGAGGCGATTATTGATGCCATAAGGGACGGTTTTATTCGAGGTTTGAAATCAGACAACGAGGATAAATGATGCCGGATCCGGTAAAAATAGCTGAAGCCCAAGCGCGACCTTGGTATAAGGTTCGCAGAATAAGAGGCTGTTTGCTTGGAGTAATCGGTGCAGCTCTCATATCGATACCGGCCGCTCCTGCAATAGTTACGATAGGAGCGTTTGCTTTAACAACTCAAACTGTAGGTATTTTGGTGAGTGGCGTTGCGACATACATTTACGGTTACGGTTCCGGTGCCAAAGTAGAGAGGGAAAAGTAAATAAGAGTGTTCTACATGGCCCTCCGGTAGGTAGATTCACTCGCAAGAGGTAGGACTTCGGTTCTGCCTCTTTTTTTATTGGACTCACCAAGAATACCCCGTTGCTTGCGGCGGGGATGAATTGGTAAAAATAGTTCTTGATTTTTAAGCAAGAATTGCATATATTAGTCCTATGCTTAAGAAAACCTACAAATTCAGACTCTATCCAACAAAGAAACAAGCAAGGATATTGCAACTTTCTCTCGATGCTTGTCGGTGGGTATATAATAAGACTCTTGAAACCAGAAAAACAGCATGGGAAGATAGAAAAGAATCTGTTTCTCTTTACGATACCAGCAATCTTATCGTTCGGTGGAAAGAAGAGAAACCAGAACTTGTCAATGCTCATTCGCAGTGCCTTCAAAATGCTCAAATGCGTGTTGACCTTGCATTTAAGGCATTCTTTCGCCGTGTCAAGATGGGTGAGAAACCAGGGTATCCTCGCTTTCGTGGATTCGATAGATACGATAGTTTTACTTTTCCGCAGAGTGGGTTTAAACTTATCGGCGACAGACTCAAACTTTCCAAAGTAGGTTCTGTAAAAGTCCGCAAGCATAGACAGATAGAAGGCATTATAAAAACTTTGTCTATTCGGAGAATAAACAATAAATGGTATGCCTGTTTCTCTTGTGAGGTTCAATCCCAACCGCTTCCCGTTGTCGATGCGGTGGTTGGTATTGACGTTGGACTCGAATCTTTCGCCACATTTTCTACTAGTGAAAAGATTGAGAATCCCCGCTTTTTCAAAACAGATGAACTCAAACTTGCGAAAGCGCAACGCAGATTTTCCAAACAAGAGAAGGGCACTCTGCAAAGAAAAAAAGTTAAAAAGGTTGTTTCTCGTATTTACGAAAAAATTACGAATAGAAGAACTGATTTTACACATAAACTTTCTCGTAAAATTGTGAATAACTATCAAATAATCGCCTTTGAAAAACTCAACATTAAACAGATGCAGGAAAACGGATTTAAAAGCATTCGCAAAAGTATTGCCGACGTTGCTTGGAATCAATTCATTCAATTCACAATCTACAAAGCGGAAGATGCTGGTCGGACTGTGGTATGTATTGACCCTCGCAACACAAGCAAGATGTGTTCTCGGTGTGGACAACTCGTTGAAAAGAAATTGTCTGATAGAGTTCATTCTTGCTCCTGCGGTCTTGTAATTGATCGTGATCATAATGCCTCAATTAATATTTTAGCTCTTGGAATGAAGAGCTTAACTTCGGTTTAGATGCCTCGACCCTTGGGTCGGGGAGCATTCACTCTCCTTTACTTTGTGTACTTATTGACATCATAAACCGAGTTAATGACGACAGAAACTATAATGAAAACAGAGGGAACGGAGATTGTTAATAATTAATTATACTGAATTTATTAGAAATAAAGGGCAGTTGTCAACAAATAGTGGTTTTAAGCCATTATTTATGCCAGACTTTTTGTTTGATTTTCAGGAGGCTTTAACTACATGGGCAATAGAAAAAGGCAAATCAGCTATTTTTGCCGATTGTGGTCTGGGCAAGACACCTATGCAATTAGTCTGGGCACAAAACGTATTGGAGAAAACAAATAAGCCAGTATTAATTATAACACCTCTCGCGGTATCCGCGCAGACAATTAAGGAAGGGGAAAAGTTTAATATTAAATGTACAAGGTCAAGGGACGGAAAAATAGAAAAGGGTATAAATGTTACAAATTATGAACGCTTGCATTATTTTAATGCGGATGATTTTTCAGGAGTTGTTTGTGATGAAAGCAGTATATTGAAAAATTTTTCAGGTGTCAGGAGAAAAGAAATAACTGAATTTTTATGTAAAACAAAATATAGATTATTGTGTACTGCGACAGCTTCACCGAATGACTATGTGGAACTTGGCACATCTTCAGAAGCACTCGGAGAGTTAGGGAATATGGATATGCTTTCTATGTTTTTTAAAACATCTGATAATGCTCTTCAAATATCTCAAAGATACGGTGATTTTTGGAATAGAAACAGGTGGAGATTTAAGGCTCATTCCGAAGAAGGTTTTTGGAGGTGGGTATGTTCATGGGCAAGGGCATTAAGAAAGCCGTCCGATTTAGGTTTTGATGATAAAGATTTTATTTTACCACCGCTCACTATTGAAGATACGGTTTGTAATCACAATATTACACTATTCGGCGAACTCTTTGTCAAAGAAGCCGTTACTCTTAATGAGCAACGAGAAGAACGGAGGGTAACAATAAAACAAAGGTGTGAAGCGGTTTATGAGAAAGTTTCGGACCACGACACGAGTCTTATTTGGTGTCAGATGAATGATGAAGGTAATTATCTTGAAAAAATAATACCAGAATCAAAACAAATTTGTGGTGCTGATTCAGATGAGAAGAAAGAGGAAACATTCCTTGCGTTTCAAAAAGGAGAATTGAGAAGATTAATTACAAAGCCAAAAATAGGTGCGTTCGGTTTAAATTTTCAAAATTGTTCCCATGTTACATTTTTTCCATCACATTCATTTGAACAATATTATCAGGGTGTTAGAAGGTGTTGGAGATTTGGACAGAAAAAACCAGTTAAGGTGGATATAATAACAACTATTGGGGAAATAGGTGTTATGAAAAACCTATTAAAAAAGGCTGATGCTGCGGATGTAATGTTTTCTAATTTAGTAAAATTTATGAATTCTGAACTTAAAATAAACCGTACACTTAAAAAAACAAAAGAAATGAGGATACCGGAATGGGCATAATAAGCCAAAAGATAACAGAAGATTATGCGGCTTACAATGGCGACTGCATGGAAGTATTCCCTAAACTGAAAACCAATTCTATTCATTTATCTGTTTATTCGCCGCCATTTTCTGATTTATATAACTATTCAAGCGATGATGAGGATATGAGTAATTGCAGGAATTATAAACAATTTCTCGACCAGTATAATTATTTAATAAAAGAAATATATCGTACAACTCTACCCGGTAGAATATCAGCGGTACATTGCATGGATATAAAGATTCCTGGCGATAATTCATCTTTTAGAGATTTTCCCGGCGATATTATACGGATGTATCAAGATGCAGGTTTTAAATATCAGACAAGGTTTTGTATATGGAAAGAGCCATTTAAAGTAGCAATAAGAACAAGAGCGTTGGGATTAATGCACAGGCAATTAACAAAAGATTCCACTCTATGCCATTCAGCAGGTGCAGATTATGTTTTGATATTTAGGAAAAATGGAGGCAATAGTATCCCTGTTACACATCCTGATGGGTTGCTTGAATATGCCGGGGAACGTGATATTCCCGAAGGTTTGGTTGAAAAATATAGATATGGTTGGGATGATTCGAGAACTAATAAATTATCGCAATGGATATGGCGGCAATATGCTTCATCACATTGGGATGATATAAGAACAGGGAATGTTTTACCATATAATGAAGCCCGTGATTTGGAAGAAGAAAAGCACGTTTGCCCTTTGCAGCTAGATGTTATTGAAAGAATTATAATCCTTTACTCAAATGAAGGTGAAACAATTGCAACTCCATTTATGGGTGTAGGCTCTGAAATTTACATGGCTGTCAAAAAGAGACGTAAGGGTATAGGTGTAGAGCTAAAAAGCTCTTATTTTAGACAGGCTATGAATAATATAGAACATGCAAAAGATGCACTGCCAGTTTCGATATTTGATATAGAAGAAGATGAGGAGCTATAATTACACCATTCAACCGGCACAAAATCAAGAAAGGCTACACAATGGAAAAAAGAACAAGATTTATCAAAAACAGAACAGGTCGTAAGCCAGTAGTATGCAATATCAACAAGGAAAGGAAAGAATTCAAACCGGCATGGAGAGCATCAGTCGGAGAGTTTGACAAGCACGGATTGATAGTTACCAAAGGAGAAACAAGAAACCTTGCACTAATACAACTGGCAAAGATTGTGAATATTATACCGAGAAAGGATTTCAGGAAAGGCGGCAAATAGGGAAAATATTTCCCTTGACAAACAAAGGTTAATAAATTATAGTATAATTAATAAAAGGATGGCGCAAGTGATATTCCACTACAAAGAATTTGACTCCAGTAAACCAAAAAGCGACACTCGGGAGAGTATCGCCTTTGGGTTTCCGAACTCAGCCTGGAGGACGTAAGCAGGAAGAATGATGAAAAGGACAACTGTCTAAATGTGAATGCTCCCCTACCTTACGGAAGGGGCCTCTAAACCGAAGTTAAAGACTGCATTCCCAGTCTCAAAATATTGTAAGCATAGTCTTAATATATGTGCTTATTGCTTAAAAGTCAAGAACAATTTAACGGCTGTATCCCCGCCCTTTCGGACAGGGTTTTAGCCCATATACAGATAAATTAATAGTTTTAAAATGCAACAGTTATTTTGAGGAGGTGAAGAAAACATGGTGACTCTCGGATGTGCATACTGTGGTTCAAAAGGATATACCGTACTCGCCGTATGGCTTTCAAAAGATAGTGGCGATGGGATAATGTATCAGAAAAACAAATGCCGCAGATGTGGCAAGGAAACGATACGTCCTGTTGATTTGGTTCGTGATGGGAATAAGTATTGTTATATCTGGATTGGTTATGCTTATCAGTTGCATCGGTTCGTTATGGAGCAAAAACTGAAAAGGACGCTAAAATCTACAGAGCGGGTGAAATTCAAAAACGGCAATAAAGGAGATTGCAGGCCAGAAAATCTTATACTTGTTCAGAAACTAAAAAGAAAACGCTAATAACTGGAGGACGTACCCTTGTTGACAGCAAAACTCACAGACCACATAAATCTTGACGGACTTGAAAATAAAACTATATTGCAATCCGGAACTCCGCTTTTATATTTCAATATTGAAACGAATAAGCGGAAGTATAAATGTTCGGCAATAAACAGGCCGGACAGGTTTAAGGACGAGCAAGAACAAATGCTGACGCAAGCCAAAGCGTTTGCATACATCAAGAGGGAGGTTCTGATAATAGGGTCCGTTGTGAAAACGGCAAATATGCAGTTCAAAAATGGGAGCTTTAGTAATGGTTGAAAGAATACTTGTTTTGATAAGCTATTTGTATCTTGGAACAGCAGTAATATTTTTCTTAGGGATTTATAAGACTTTTAAAAATAAGGAGGATTTGAGTTTGTTAACCAGTCGTTCGATTATAAAAATATTGGAAAAGGGTGTCGAGCGAAACAGATAATACCATAAACCGGAGGGCAAAATGAAAGTTTACGAAGTGCATCAAATAACCTTAACTCAAGATGAGTATGACAATCTTCCGGAGCAGGTTAAGGTTTTATTCACAGAAGAAAATACTCTCGGCTATGCACCTGGCGAACAAACGCATCAAATACTGACAGATACAGGCGAAACCGCGAAGTCGAGAATAAAATTCATCCAAAACATCAAAAATATTAACGGTGGCAAATATGCAGGGAAGAAGTTTGTTATTATTCCCGAAAAGTTCAAGCCGTTCAATGTAACAACTAAAACGCAAACTATAATACAGTTTTAGTTTGTCGTAAACTGGAGGACACGATGGGCACAGTGGAAAAAACCAAAGAACAAATTTACGCAGAATTAACAAAGGATTTCGATAAGAACGACCTTGAGTGGCGTGTTGGTATGGGTGGTGTAAAAGAGGGCAAACCTTGGGCGAAGATACTTGCATATACCACTTTACGAGGTGTTCAAACAAGACTCGATACTGTAGTAGGTTTTGAAAACTGGAAGAACGAATATCAGTCGGGTCCGAATGGCGGGATAATGTGCGGACTGTCAATCAGAATAAATGGAGAATGGTTGACAAAATGGGATGGTTCGGATAATAAAGGTTCGTCAGATGATGACTCCATAAAAGGCGGATTTTCCGGTTCCATGAAAAGAGCCGCAGTTCAATGGGGCATGGGTAGGCATTTATATTATATCGGTGATACTTGGGCTGTATTTAATGATAACGGACAGCACACAATGAAAGAGGGTGGTAGGTTTTATAAATGGGATCCGCCCAAAGAATGTGTTACTGCTATTCCCGGAAAACCGCCAGTAACACAGCAAAACCCCCCAGAAACCAATCAAAAGCCAGAAACGAAGAAACCACCAGTAGCACAGCAAAAACCGCCGGACGCTGTAAATCAGCAGGTAACAGCAAAACCGCCGGACCGGGATCCCAGCGAAAAAGACTCGTCAATAAATCAGCAAAAGGCTATTTACGCAATCGGGACGAGTGAACGCAAATGGGATGTAGATACCATGAGAGCTGTTATTAGCAAGTTTATTGGCAGACCTATTACGAAGACAAAAGAACTGTCGATGAATGAGGCCAGAGAAGTTATTAATATGATGAAAGACGGTGAAAAGGCCACAGAACTTCTCAATTCATTGGCAAATCCTGAGTCAAATTATCCGTACGAAAACAATACAGACTATGAAGATTCGCTGCCCTTCTAACGAACGTTACGAGCTCGGGCGATACGCACAAATAAACGTTAGTAACCGAAAGGAAATACAATGTCAGAACCGCAACCTATTAAGACTCATTACGAACCGAAGAAAAAATACACGAAAGCACATCAGCGTTACAAGACAGCAGACGGAACTGTTGTTCCCGGTGTTACCACTATTCTCGGAATGTGGGGAGAGGGACAGTATAGCTTAATGGCTTGGTGCAGAAAAGAAGCACTTGCAGGAAACGACCCGAATTTAATATCTGCAGAGGCGGCGACAATAGGCACTATAACGCACGAAATGGTTGCCGGCAAGATACTCGGCTATGAACCTGATTTGACGAACTACGCACCTAATCACCTACAGAAAGCCCGGAACGGTTTTGATGGTTTTATAATGTGGAATAAAGATTATACAATCAATTACACGGATGTTGAACGATATGTTGTAAGCGAAAAATATCGGTTCGGTGGCGCGCTCGATTTGCTCGGGACGAGAGATGGCAAAACCATATTGCTCGACCTTAAGACCGGGAATGGTGTTTATAAAACTCACAAAGCGCAGGTTTCAGCTTATAAACACGCATATGAAGAAATGACAGGTATTAAGATTGATGAGTGCCATATTCTTAACACTAACCGGGAAACCGGAGCGTTCACTCATTATTCGTTAAGTGAAAACGATATTGAGGTTGGATGGCAGGTGTTTGAGCATTGTCTTGGATTATATAAACTTAATAAACAATTTTAAAGGAGGTTTTTTTGGGCAAAATACGCTCTATAATAATTACTGCAATAGGCTACATATCCGCAGCGGCATATATAGTGATGATTTATGTTCTACTGTTATTTTTAACTTCGTTTGCTGTCGGCATTACGTTGTGGCTTATTAAATATGGTTTCACGCTCGGATATGGACTCTTGTGATGTTAGAGCATATACTTCCACCGATTATAGCAGTAAGTTTATGGTGTTCAGTATTTACTGTGAACGAGGTTTATAAGCGAAAAGCGTTTCCGAAACTTGTCAAGAACTTAATATATATACACGTTGTCGGTTACGATTTACTTCTCATTGTTGTTTATTTGCTATTTTAACAGGAGGACAGAATGGAAATAAAAGAGAAATTAAAATTACGGAAACAGGTGGAAACGAAAAGTGGTAAAAAATGGCTTGAATTGAGAGGAGAAGAAACTCTATGGTTGCTTTTCGTTACTTTAGCCGGATGTGATTTTACAGCAAGAGGAAATAAAATAATGTCAGAAAAGTTGACTCCTCTGTCTCTGAAAGACGGATTCCGAACAATAACTCCGAAAGTCTGGCAGAAATATCGGTCGAGCAGGAAAGATTTGAAATGGAAGATGTTCGCGGCAAATCGCAAACCGAAACCGGAACTTGATGTTCCTATTCTCGGCAAATTGATTCCGCTCATAGATTCCGGATTAACCGGTGTTCCTTATAACGGAGAGCCGTGGATAAGGGAAACCTTAAGCAACAGGAAATGTCCACATTGTGGCAAAGGAATTGATATTGTTTCGCTTTACATTATTCCGAAAATTCGCATAGAAATTCCTGCAAAAGATGATATAAAACCGGAGGGATGAAGTGGCAAGACCTATTAAAAAAGGCTTGGATTATTTTCCGTTAGATACTGACATGGACTTGGATGATAAAATTGTGTTGATTGAAGCCCGGCACGGAATGGTTGGTTTTGCTATTATTGTGAAGCTCCTTATGAAAATTTATGGTATTGGTTATTTCTATGAATGGAATGAGGAAAAGCTATTGTTGTTCTGTAACCGGGCCGGAGGTGATGCCGAAATGATAGAGGCGGTCGTTGCCGATGCCTTAAAATGGGGAGTATTCGATAAGAAATTATACGACAAATATGGAATATTAACTTCGGCGGGTATTCAGGACAGATACTTCCGTGCTATTTACAAGAGAGCAACTATTACCATAACAAAAGAGTATAAGCTTATTGACCTTGCAAAATATCCGAAGCTCGAAGCCGTTAGTGTCGAAAGTGTAGAAAAGAAAAAGCCGAAAGCCGAAAAGAAAAAACCTACTGAAAAGGTTAAATACCATGATGAGATATATCTGACATCAGAAGAATACGACAGGTTGGTTGCCGACTTTGGCAAGAGAATAACCGATGCCGAAATACTCGATGCTGATGCTTATTTGAGTCAAGGGAATAACCGAAAGAATTATTCAGACCACAACAAGATGATCCGAACATGGCTCAGAAGAAAGGGGATTGACAGAGTTCAGGACTCATTGGTAAAGCCTAAGGCCGAAACTCCAGAGGTTGTAGTTGATATAAAATACAAGCTATTGAGCGAAGTTCACCCGGATTGGGATGAAGAAATAAAAGATGATGTTAACGCACAGTCGTATGATAGCTGGTTTAAGAGTATTTATGTAGTCAAGGAAAACAAAGAAAAGATACTGCTGTTCGTTACTGATGATTATCAGGTCCAATGGTTACATGAGCATTATGAAGATGTTATGAAAAAGTGCATTAAAAAACTGTTTAAATTCACCTCGGAGATTGGAGAGTAAAATGACTACAAAACTTGAAACAATCAAACTCGACGATGTAGAGTATGTAAGACTTGACAGTATCACTTCACAGAAAGCTGAAGTACTTGACGGTATGGAATATGTAATAGTCCGCACATATTCAGCCGGTGTATTTGCGGGGTATCTGAAATCAAGGAATGGCAAAGAAATAGTGCTCGCTAATGCAAGACGTTTGTGGTATTGGGATGGCGCAGCCTCACTTTCACAACTTGCAACGGAAGGCGTGAGCAAACCACAAAACTGTAAATTCCCCTGTGAAGTTGATGCAATAACTCTTACAGAAGCAATCGAAATTATACCATGCACAGAAAAGGCACGGTTAAGTATTAAAGGAGTGAAAATATGGAAAAGCTAAATTACTGTTACGGTTACGGTTTCGGTTCCGGTGACGGTGACGGTTACGGTTCCGGTTACGGTGACGGTTCCGGTTACGGTTACGGTTCCGGTTACGGTTCCGGTTCCGGTTCCGGTTCCGGTTCCGGTGACGGTTCCGGTTACTGTTACGGTTCCGGTGACGGTGACGGTTACGGTGACGGTTCCGGTTCCGGTTACGGTTACGGTTACGGTTTCGGTTCCGGTGACGGTTCCGGTTACGGTTACGGTTCCGGTTACGGTTCCGGTGACGGTGACGGTTCCGGTTCCGGTTACGGTTACGGTGACGGTTCCGGTTCCGGTTACGGTTACGGTTACGGTTTCGGTTCCGGTGACGGTGACGGTTACGGTTCCGGTTACGGTTGAAGGTATTTTAATTGAACATTATTTAGAATCGTTAATAATAAAAATTGGAGAACAAAATGAGAATTCTTAAATTTGAAATGCGCGACGAGGTAAAAGACGTTATTACTGGCTTTAAAGGCGTGGTAATAGCAAGGACTGAATGGAGCAATGGTTGTGTTCGATATACCTTAATGCCAAAGGCTTTAAAAGATGGCATTCCTCAAGATAGTGTCACTATTGACGAAGAACAGCTTGTATTGGTTTCAAAGGCAAAGAAGAAAGAAGTAGCTCCGTCTGGTGGAGAAAGGCAAAATTTCACGCTCAATCACATGAACCCTAAAAAACAATAATTACAATAACCAATTAACCGGAGGAAAGCAAATGTCAGAGAAAAAAATTGAACTCGTTTTCGTAAAGTATGAATTCACGCCGGCAGAAATGATGGAGATTGCAGGAGAAATGGCAAGACACCATCAGGAAAGAAAGGCTACAGATGACGAAAGAAAAAGTGCCGCGAGTCAGTTCAAAGCAACGATTGATGTTCACGATGCACAGCTTAATGTGTTATCAGAGAACTACCGGAGTGGATATGTTTACAGAAATCTTGAGTGTCATGTGGAATTTGATTTCATTGAAAAAGTCAGGAGATACATCCGCCCAGACACCGGAGAGATAGTAAAAATAGAGCCGCTAAAAGAAGAGGATTATCAAACATCTTTATATGACGAGTTTGCGAAGTTAAATAAGGTTGCTCCGAAAGACGAAATCGAATTAACACCTGCAGAGAAGCCGGAAGATGAAGATTGCCAAGAAACACTTGCGGGTGCATTTGGCAAGATTGATGAAACTATCACAAAAGATTATGATCACAGGAAAGAGGAATACTCGAAATTGACTCCGGCCGAACAAGATGAGTATTCTAAAATATCAAGTACGGAGCAAGTTGAACCGTTACCGCCCGAAGATGAGGCAGAGTTAGAATTCTAAACTGGAGAAAATAATCAAAAAAACACTTGACAAACCAAACATTAACGATTATACTATAATAAACAAACAACTAAACTGGAGGACGAAATGGAAAATTTGAAAGTTATCGAATTACACATTGAGAATTTCTTAAATGTGAAAGCCGTTACTATCAGGCCGGTTGACGATATTGTCAGAATTGAAGGCAAAAACAAAAACGGCAAATCAAACATTATCGATGCTATATGGGCGGCCATTGGTGGCAAGGAAGAAGGCCCTCGTCAACCTGTCCGCCTTGGAGAGGAGTCTGCGACCATTATTGTGGACTTGGGCGATATAATAGTGCGCCGGCGGTTCACAGGAAACAATACCTACCTTGACGTTAAGAACAGTGAAGGCATGGTATTCCAGACCCCACAAAAGATACTCGACACGCTGTTTACAAAAATATCAATAGACCCGAGCCGGTTTATGACGATGAGCAATCCTATGCGAAAAGGTTATTTGCTCGAACTGACTGGCAAGAAAGCAGATATTGAACTACTTGACGAAAAAAGAAAAGAAATATACAATAACAGGAGCGATGTCAACAGAGCAGTTACGCAGCTCAAGGCAAAGTTGAAAGACGCTCCGGAATATGAGCATATCGAGGAAGTGTCTGCAGGTGAATTGATTGATGCAATTAACGAGGCAAATATTCAGTCAAGTAAAAAGGCACATCTCATAAGCGATATTGCTGATGCTCAATCTACCGTCCTGGCTAATCAAGAGAGAATATCGCAGTTAAAGAAAGCGGTTGTTGAGCTGCTTTGTGATATTGAACAGATGGAGGCTGAAGTCGATGCTATTGTTGTCCCAGATGTGGAATTGCTCAAGGTAGAACTGAAAGCGTCTGAGGAAACAAATCGCAAGGCCCGGGAAATGGAAAATATTGCAATACAGACGAAAGAACTCAAGGAGCAAGAAATATCTGCTGAAAACCTGACTAAACTTATTTACGGTCTTGATAGCGAAAAGCAGGAGTTACTTCTCAAGTCGAAACTTCCGATTGAAAACCTTGAAATAACCGATGATGATATATTGATTGCAGGTATTCCGTTCGATGATTTGAGTTCATCAGAGCAGATAAAAATCTCAATCAATATCGCCTTAAGCCAGAACCCGAAACTCCGAGTATTGAGGATGGAAGGCTCGTTCATGGACAGCGAAAGCATGGAAGAAATAAAGCAGTTCGCCAAAGAGAAGAACGTCCAACTCTGGATTGAAGTCGTTACGGATGAGCCTAAAGCCGGATTTCATATTGTGAACGGAGAAGTAAGTTCACAACCCGACACAGAAAACACCGTTAACGATGAAATAAGCCCTGATGAGGACGTATTATTTTAAACATAACATAAACTACTGGAAAAAAAGAAAGAGTACATAAATAACAATTAAACAAACTATTAAAAACCCTATGCGGTGCTTTTGCTCTTTCACAGGGCAAAAAAAACTTAAGGATAAAACCATGAAAACTGACTGGAAATGGGAAGTAGAATTACATCGAGTAACGGGTGTTGATGACGGTGAGTGTCGTGTCGTAGTTGCAGAAATATTCGGCAAAAATACAGAAGAAATCGAAGAACATGGCAAATTGATTGCAAACGCAGAACGATTAAAATTAGCTTTAGAAGATATGTGCTATCAGTATGCCTATTGGAATGGTAGTGTCGGGGGCTTAACAACGGGTGGGCTATCTGCCCTTGAGGATGCCTTTGACTTTCTCGGCTGGGATGACCCGCATATTGCACCAGACGCATGGTGTGATGAATCTGGATGTAAAGAACGGTATACTTGCGGAACACCTACGCCGAACGGATATAGAAAGACATGTGGTAAACATATACCACGTGTAGAAGAAACCATAAAAGAATAGAGGTTCAAAAAATGATGACTACTGACGAACGCCTTGACTGGTTAATTGACATTGGAAAATGCTCCAATAACATCGCAAAAGAAGATGTTAGAAAAATAGTCGCACATCATGCACGAGCAATAAGAAACTCAATAGAACTTGATTATAAAGATATAAAAATCATGCAAGAAATTCAGGATGAACGATTATCTCAAGATAAAGAATGGAAAGAGCAGAATCATCATCCATTTAGATGGATGTCTATACTCATGGAAGAAGTTGGCGAAGCATCAAAGGCACTTCCGGAAGGTTCATTATTAAAATATAGGGACGAAATGATACAGGTGGCTGCTGTTGCTGTGGCGGCGATTGGATGTTTTGAAAGAGGAAAGTGGGATAAGCAAGAAGAAATTGAAAGAAAGGCACATCTTTATGATATTGGCTTATAATTATTTATGGAAGGATTGTAAAGACGTGAGGAAACCATGAATATTTAAAAACTTTATTTAAAACCCTATGCGGTGCTTTTGCTCTTTCCACCGCTAAATAAAAAGACAAACTAATGACATATTTAGGAGGGCATAATGCCGACAAAAATAGAATGGTGCGATGAGACATGGAATTGTGCAGTTGGTTGTACGAAAATTAAGCAATCGTGCCGCTATTGTTTCGCTGAACGAATCCACAACCGCTGGCATATAGCATTTATGCGTGGGAAGAATTTCCCGATGCAATACGCGAAGCCATTTTCGAACGTGCAATGTATATCAAGTCGATTGCAGCAGCCGTATCATTGGAAGCGCAAAAGAAACATATTTGTTAATTCCATGTCGGATGTTTTTCATAAGGATGTGCCTTTTGTGTTCACAGAGCAGCTTTGGGAAACGATGTATAATTGTAATGGCATTGAACATCCACAGCATAACTTTCTCATATTGACGAAACGTCCGGAGAATGCTGTTGAATTTCAGAAGCACATGGAAAGCAAGTTTATGCTGACTTGGTATGATAATATTTGGATTGGTATATCGGTTTCCACTCAAAAAGATTTGGACGAAATGATGCTGGTGTTCGATGAGATTGACTCTAAAAACAAGTTTTTGTCTGTGGAGCCGATGTTGGGCGAAATTAACTTTGAAAACCACTTGCACGGCATATCGTGGTGTATATTTGGGTGTGAGAGCGGAAAACAAGCACGTCCCATGAATGAGAATTGGGTTAGAAAGGCGATAGCACAGTGCAAAGAAAACGACATCCCGGTGTTCTACAAACAACGAATGGAAGGCAAGAAACTAATAAAAATGCCGTTATTGGACGGAAGGTGTTATAACGAGTTTCCGAAGGAACTTTCCTGGAAAGAAAAATTATGAAAAGCCCGAAGCGTAAAAAATACAAAATCTCCTGCGATATGTATGACGCGATAATTAAGGCTATTGATTACGATAAAGCCGAAGAAATTGCAGTAAGGATGTTCGGCATTCCTAATAAGAACAGGATATTCGTTGAAGAATTAAGAGAGAAACAATACACTTGACACACGAGAACTCCAACAGTTTAAGACTGGCAGGCTGATGTTTATTGTGCCATTGAAAGGATAAATAATGAAGCGATGTAATACGGATATATTTTTAAAAGCACTAAAAGAAGGTTATTATATAGCTGATATAAACGGAAATTTGTGGAATAATAAAAATAAACCATTGATTGGTAAATGTTGCACAGCAGGATATTTATTGATTGGCTATAAATATGGGGATAAAAGATATATAACTGGTAAACATAGAGTAATATGGATGTATTTTAATGGAAGAATACCAAATGATTATGTTATTAATCATAAAAATGGAATAAAAAATGATAATAGATTATCTAATTTGGAATGTATTACCCAAGCAGAAGATAAAATACACGCTATCAAGAACAAATTGAGGATACCTGTAAAAGGAGAGCAACATGGACGCTCAAAACTTACAAACGAGCAAGTTATAGAAGTAAGGAAAAGAGTATCTATGGGTGAACATAGAAAGACAATATATAAAGATTATCCCGTATATTATACTACAATAAATAAAGTAATATCATCCGATACATGGAGAAACGTAAAATGAAAAGTATTTATTTAACAGAGAATGAAATCCAACAATTAAATAATAACGAAAAATTAATTTTTATTAGGATGTTGAAAGAGCAACCGCCAGAAGAATACATATTTAAGAAAATACACGAGCAAGGAAAGTTTGCCCTTTTTGTGCTGACGGAGAAGAATATCTTCTCAATTCCGCTCCAATACCCCATCGGCACGGTTATTGGGATAAAGGAAACTTATTGTAATCGCGGCTTTAAATATGATTTTATTTTAGGGCAATACATTCCTGAGTACTGTTATAAATCTAAGGGCAAAAAACCTCAACGAAAAAAATGGTTAAGTCCCGTAACCATGCCACAAGAGGCTATCCGCACAAAGCTAAAAGCGGTTGGGAATAGTGTGAAAAGGGTGCAAGCTATAACAACAAGTGAAGCAATAAGAATAGGAATCTACTACAGTCAACAAGAGCCATTTCCAATAACAAGAATAAAAGATTGGTTCAACTCCAAATATGCCAAAAAAGGCTATAAGTGGGAAGATAACCCATACTGTGAGATTGTTGACTGTGAGGTGAGATGATGCTTTGGCATAGGAACTGCAACACAATAGATTTATTCTGCGATAACTTTAGTTCTTTTGTATGTGCTGAAGTAGTGCATATAAATCGTGAAAGTGTGGACAGGGATATTGAAGAAGCAAAAAAGCAAGGATGGATAATAAATAGAGATGGGGATGGTAATCTTACTAAAGTTATTTGTCCTATTTGTCAGAAAGGTAAGGTGGAATAATGGCAATATATACAGAGCAAGATAGAATTGCAGATAACACATTAACTGCATTATTGGAGGATTTTATTAAATATCTTTCCCAACAGAATGTTAAAAATGATGATGTCCGTAGGGCTTATAATGATGTCCTTACTTGGATAGAAAATTATATTGATAGTCGATTTGAATAAAAGGAGCAACCATGAAAGACATTAAAAACATGACGCCTGAGGAACTACTGGGAGTTGTAATAGCT